TATTCCTTGTTGGTCTCTTGCTGCATTGCTTGATGCTTTGCCTTTAGAAATTGAGACACATAAACAAACGGATGGAAATAAAATATACTATTATGTGGAATCATATATGAAACGTATTGAGAATGAGATACATCTATCAACTGAACGACATGAAAATTTAGTTGATGCTTGTGTTGTTATGATTGAGAAGTTACATGAACTTAATTTGTTATAATTATGGAAAAGAAAGAAGCGATGAAAATATTAAAAGACTTTTATGATAAGTCGGCACTATTTTCAGTAAGAACAGCCTTAGATACTATCATTCCCGAACTCAAAGAGTCCGAAGATGAGAAGATAAAAGAATTGATTCATAATCTTCTCACAATTGACACGCCTTCGTCAAGAGAAATGTTTTCTATATATGGGAAAAGTAAAGAAGATGTAATTGCTTGGCTTGAAAAGCAAGGCAATAAACCGCAAGGTAAATCTGCACTTGAAGCAATAAAGGAAGAAAAGGTTGATAATGCTAATAAGGTTGAGTCAAAGTTTAAAATTGGTGATTGGATTATTAACAAGGAAAGCAAGGAAGCGTTTTATATAAGAAAAAATCTTGCCAATACTTGTGAAATAGTCGATATTGAAGGTAATGATTATCATGTCCCTCATTACATTTTAGAGGAAGACTATCGCCTTTGGTCTATCAAAGACGTAAAAGATGGGGATGTGCTTTTTCATTCTGATTCTGCTTCCAATGGAATTTTCATATTTAAGGAGATATTACAACGTGGAATTATACAAAAAGTAGTATGTTATTGTGATTATGATTCTGAGGATGGTTTTTGTCTTGGGGAAAAACATACTTGTTGTTGGGCTGACAGCAAAATTCTTCATCCTGCCACCAAAGAGCAGCGTGATACTTTACTTAAAGCAATGACTGATGCAGGATATACTTTCGACTTTGTGAAGAAAGAGTTGAAGAAGACTGAGAATAAAAATCCTCTGCTATCAGATTTTTTCAAGGCTGAACATGAGAGAGGAAAAGCAGATGCACAGAAACTTGCTGAGTGGAGTGAAGAGGATGAAAAGAAAAGAAATCTTTTAATAGATGTTCTTAACGTAAATCATCCTAATGGGTATTTTAAAGTTAATCCTGCGAATACTTTAAACATGGAAGCAATTCATACAGAAGAACTTGTTGATTGGCTTAAATCCCTCAGACCTCAGAACCAGTGGAAACCGAGTGATGAGCAGATTGATGCCTTTAAACAGGTATATGATTGGTATAATGATAATTTTGCACCAAGTGGAACCTTGACTTTACTTTATAATGATTTAAAGAAACTAAGGGAGGAATAGTTATGAAAGCAAAAGAATTGATGATTGGGGATTGGGTATATAACACCCACAACCAACAGAATGAGCGTGTTCAAGAGATAGGAAGCGGATTGGTGATGTTGAATTACAACGACCTGTACGAATACGAAGAAATAGAGTCTATCCCATTAACTACAGAGATTCTTGAAAAGAATGGTTGGGTTTACAACAATGAAGATGAGAAGTTTTTCCCAAAAACGTGGGTTGGTGGTGGATTGATGCTACAGGGTTCAGATGATTGTGGCTATTGTATTGTTGTCACTTCTGACTATGACGACGAAGATACCAATGACACTCCGTTTATTATCTTATATGTCCACGAATTACAACATGCGTTGATGTTGCGTAGAATTGAAAAAGAAATAGTGTTATGAAAAATTTACCAAGTAAAATCTATCTTAACCTCAATATGACACCACAAGAGGTTATGGAAACTAAAGACCAAGATTTCCACGAAGCAACAAAGACGTGGGAAATAACTTGGTCGGAAGAACGTCTAAGCGAACATGACCCTGAATATGTCCGCAAAGATGCCGTTATAAAGAAGGTTGTGGCATACTTAAATGAAAAGTTTTATTTCAACAACTTGCATTATGCAGTAGAAAATAATACCTTTAATTGCATGGAAGAAATGCTTGAAGATTTCGAAAAGTATATGGAGGACTAATATGAAAAAAGTTTTGATAATCATAGCTCCTCTTTGTGTGCTATTGTTCGTTCTTATGTGGATTTCATGGGGATTGAAAGGTGTATTTACGTTTTTTGCCGCAGTGATGCTCATTATTGTTGTGATAGTAATGCTCACAAAATGGATAGAGCTTGTAGATAAACATATAAAAGATTGATTATGAAACTGATAGATAAAGACGCTGTAGTTGCTGAGGTAGAGAAAATTATACCTCAAAGAACCTATGAAAGAGAAACTTTACATAGCGAATTTGTACGAGGTCAAATAGTTGCATATAGTAAGATTCTTTCTTTCCTTGACACCCTTGAAGTGAAAGAGGTAGACTTGGATATGGAAATAAATTTGTGGGTTAGAAACTTACATTCAGTGCCTAATTTTGAAGAACTGAACAAGTTTGCGAGACATTTCTTTGAACTTGGGCTTAAATCAAAGTAGGACAATACTGAAAAACAACGCATAAGAAATAGCAATTTTTAAAGTATATAAAAATTATGAAACCTAACAAACTACTCATTCAATTCATTATTGCACCTTTCATTCTTATATTCTACATCTTTTCGATGTTAGCAGTCATGGTGTTCACACTTTTGTTTCAAATACCATCTTTACATATCGGGCTTGGAAACCATGATTGTGTAGATAACGATGAACTATGGTATGATAAATACAGTGAAGCTTATTGGAAATTATTTAAAGTAGATACGGATATATGATTGAATTGAACAAAATCTATTGCATGGATAACGTGCAAGGCATGAAACTTTTAGCTAACGTTGACTTGGCTAACAAAAGATTGTAAGATACGAAAACATTATTTGATTGGCAAAATACAAATAGGAATATGAAACTTGATAAACGTGACGTGACTGTGGTTGACCCAGAATTTCGTATGCTTAATAATCGTGTTGGGTTGTTCAATTCTACCATGCAGGATTACAAGAGATATGGCATACCAAAAGCACAACTTATCTTAACGGATATTCCGTATTCGCTTGGTGCTAACGCTTATGGTAGTAACCCGAGTTGGTATATCGACGGAGACAATAAGAACGGAGAAAGCGAACTTGCGGGAGAAACATTCTTTACTACGGACGAAAATTTCAAGCCTGCGGAAATGATGCACTTTGCATCACAAATGCTTAAACCAGAACCCAAAGGAAAGGTTGATGATAACGACCGCACAAAGACAAGCGCACCGTGTATGATTGTCTTTTGTGAGTTCATGCAACAATTCTACCTTATTGAACTTGCAAAGCGATATGGGTTTAAACACTATATCAACCTTGTATTCCGCAAGAACTATTCAGCGCAAGTATTAAAAGCAAACATGAAAGTTGTCGGTAATTGCGAATATGGCTTAATACTATACCGTGACAAATTACCAAAGTTCAATAATAACGGTCAAATGATATTCAACTGTATGGACTATCCCCGTGATTTGGGTATGGAACGTATTCATCCAACGCAAAAAAGCATACCGCTGTTAAAACGGCTTATAGAACTTTTCACAGACCCAGATGATGTTGTTATCGACCCATTTGCAGGAAGCGGTTCTACTTTGATTGCGGCGGCTAATCTTGGACGTAAGGCTTACGGATTTGAAATATCTAAGCGTTTTTTCGTTGACGCTTGCGACGCTATCAAAAAGAATGTTCATCCTGATATGTTCGCTATGCAAGAAAGCAAGTATTATACACGCCCAAGTGTACTTAAACAAGCTGTACAAACGGAATTAAACTTGGTGTAGTGTTAATTTATTAAAATTTCCATCGAAGGATTTGGTATATTCAAAAATTAGCACTACCTTTGCACTACAAAAACTTTGAATTTGTTAAAATCCGAAAACTTGTGAAAGGCAGTAGGATTTAACATCGCGGTAGCAGTGTGATAGTCGCATACATGGCTCATAACCATCGTGGTGGGATGCAAGTTCCACTACCGCAACTAATTAAATCGGGGTATGGTGTAGCGGTAGCACAAGGGATTTTGGTTCCCTTAGTATGGGTTCGACTCCCATTATCCTAACTATTTTGTTATTTTTGTGATATGAAAGAAAAAGGATTTAAAAGAAACAAGGCAATAATGCTGGCTTTTTCGCTTGGCTATCGGGCAAAAGAAAATGGTGATATTATTTCACCTAAAGGAAATATTGTTGGAAATTTGCAACATAATGGGTACAAAAAATTCACTATTCGCTATAAAGGGCAAATTTTTAATATACCAACACACCGTTTTGTTGCGTATCAAAAGTACGGAGAAATAATATTTTCTTGCGAATGCGTCCGACATTTGGACGGTGATTGTTTGAATAATTCGTTTGACAATATAGAAATTGGCACTTTGAAAGACAATAGCCTTGATATACCAAAACTTAAACGTATCGAAAGTGCAAGGTATGCTGCATCATGTTATAGTGGTTACAATAACGATGAAAGAGTAAAAGAAATAAAAGAATTTCACGCAAAAACAAAGTCTTACAAAAAAACAATGGAACATTTCGGTATTTCGTCAAAAGGAACATTACATTTTATTTTAAATAATAGATAAACAAATTTAATAAGAGAAACTTATGAAGATTATCAAATTCAATTCCGACGAATTAACACCCGCACTTGCGTTGGTTAATTCCGTAGTCCTTTCAAAAAACGCATTACCAATTCTTAATGATGTCCGCATAGAAACGAAAGATGACGGTCAAGGTGGTGTGATTGCCGAACTTATGGCAAGTGATAGCGAAACGTGGTTACAATGGAAAGCAAGCATTACGGAAGCTGAGATTGGTATCGTTATTTGTATCGAGGCAAAGGCTTTGTTGCAAGCACTACGAAATCTTGGTGGCAAATTCGTGACAATGGAAATCAACGACGAAAAGCACATTATCACGTGCAAGTACGACAACGGCAAATTCTCGTTACCATACGATGAACCGAACGAATTTCCTATGCCTATGGCTACCGTTGATGACGGCAAGGAAAAGCGTATTGATGGCAAGAAAATTCTTACGGCTATTGAACGTGCGGGATATGCTACGGCAAATGACGAATTACGACCAGTGATGAACGGTGTAAGGTTTGAGTTCTTTGCGGACGGTATGGTTGCCGTTGCAAGTGATGGTCACAAACTTTCAAAGTATAAGGATTTGACTATCACTTACGACAATAGCGAAGACCAAACGATATACGGTTTCACAATGCCTAAAAAGCCTTGTAACACACTTATGAACGTGTTAGCTAACACTATTGCGGGTGATGTCAAGGTGGTATTCAACGACCGTTGCTTTACGGTTAATAACACACAATTCAAGTTGACCGCAAGACTTATCGAAGGACGCTATCCGAACTACGATTCAGTCATTCCTAAGACCAACGACAAGATTGTTAACGTTGATAAGGCAGCTTTCATTTCGGCTATGAAACGAGTGCTACCTATGGGTAATTCAATGTCCGAATTGGTTTCTTTGACTTTTGCCGATGGTATGCTAACGATAGCCGCAGAAGATTTTGATTTTAGCAAGTCCGCAAGCGAGAATGTCCCTTGCGACTATTCTCCTACAAGTGCCCCAATTTCTATTGGTTTCAAGGGTAGCGCATTGTTGCAACTTTTGCAAAACGTTGATGGCGACACGGTAAAGATTGCTCTTGCCGACCCAAGCCGTGCTGGATTGATTACCGAGGGTACAACGAATAATGTTTATGAATATACGTCGTTACTTATGCCAATGCTTTTAGCCGATTAATGTGAAATTGTATGAGTTACAATGAAAGTTTAAGTCCAAATAGCAACTATCCCGCTATGTCACAAAGCCAATTGGATGCAGCCCCGTGGAACGAACCATTAGTTCCTGATATGAATTTTAGCCTTAACGTGGTTGTCACTTTGTCGCGTGACGTTGAAATTACTACGAATAACTATACTCAAGAATTTGACGAAGAAAATGGTTACATGTATGCCAACACCGAAAATACGGAATGGGCGGTTGAATACAAAAATAAGTGTTACACCATACCCGAATTGTTGGAAATATTGAAAGGCTACATTAAGCAAGACTTGGAACGTTACAAGTACGCACGGCACAAGTCAAGGGAATTAAAGGCGATTCTTGAAGCATGTGACTGTTGGACGGTTGAAGAATTATCCGTAGAAGAAATATAAATTCCATTTTATTTGGTAATTTATTTTTTTGTACATTTGCACTATGATTTACGAAGATTATGTGAATGGGTTTATTCAGCGGCAAGCTGGCGGCAAATACCAAGGCGACCTCACAATAGATGGGGTCTTCTTGGATGGCGGCATAGAAGCAACGTATTTCACGCAAGGCCATAAGAATTATCTTTGGATAAAGCGCAATCCTATCATGCAATATGACTTTGACCAACAACAATACATAACACGGAAGCGCAAGCCTACGTTTGAATGTTATCTTGAAAAGCAAGTTGACGGTGATGTTGTAGCGTATAAAGGCACGTTTACGTTCCTACGTTTCCGCTATTCCGTTGTTGGTGTGTGGGATAAGGTTTTAGGCAAAGACCTACAAAGGCTTAACCTATATGTCGAAAGATTGCCGATGAAAGACCAAACGATATTGAACGGTATCAACGAAAGAAAGAAGAACCATTAAATAAGCAAGAAACCGATGGATAGTGATGAGAAAATAATTGACGATTGGAACACGTTAGACAATGCCGATATTGACGAAGTTTGCAGCCTATTGCGCTTGCATGAACTTCGAATACAAGACTATCTTGTTGATTGCGTTGCCGCTACATGTGGCGTTGACAAGTTCGATATGATGAACAATGTTAGCAAATTAAGTACCATTCATTCACGGTGGTTGTTTTGGTATGCCTACCGATATATGACGAACGAACCGTTTATACGTATTTCCAATATCACTCTACGCTACGGAAAGAAATTCACAGAGCAAAGTATAGCAAATTGCGTGAACAAAATGGGCAATATGATAGCCAGCGAAACCATTTGGACTAAACGGTGGGCAATCATAAGGCGCATTATAAAACTACGCGACAAAACGGCAAAAAGCGACTTACAAGATGTGATTAAAGTAGTTGTTCACCATCCGAAAAATGTAGAAATAAAACTTAAAGAAGAATAATATAAAAAGATTATGATTTACGAAATTCAAGCACAATTCACAAGGATTGATAGCAAGGGGAACGAAAAGGTTATCAAGGAAAAATACATGGTGGAAAACGCAGAAACATTTGGTGATGCGGAAACACAAGGATATGACTATTGCTCTGGTGAAAAGGACTTGGAAATTGTAGCTATCAAGCGTTCCAAGGTTCGTGAAATCATCAATAAGCGCAATACAGACGATGATAGGGTTTGGGTTGCTGATATTGCCGACGTTCGCACAAACGATGACGGAGAGGAAGTAGAAATCGTCTATAAGGTTGCACTTTACGCTACATCATGGGATGACGCTAACGCAAAGGTTAAAAAGTATCTTGAACAAGGCTTTGATATGACTATCTTAGCAATTAAAAAGACTAAGGTATTAGAAGTTATCTAATGAAACGATACGGACGGAAATCCACGAATAACAAGTTTGGTGCTAACAAGGTTGAATACAAAGGCATAAAATTTGATTCCACCTATGAACGTGACCGCTACATATATCTTTACCAACTACAAAGGGAAGGAAAAATTAGTGGATTACGTTTGCAAACACCATTCTTGTTAATCAAGAAAACCACCAAGTTAGTACCCAAGCAACTAAAGACAAAAGTTAGGTGGGATAAGAAAGTTATAGAACACGAAGCGGGTTATCATTGTGACTTTACTTACTTTGAAAACGGCAAATACGTTTGTGAAGAATTTAAGTCGCAAATGACATCAAAACTTGCCGACTATATCCTACGACGCAAACTTATGGTCAAGAAAATCTATGAACACAATGCAAAAGGACGTGGGCAATGGGTATTTCGCGAAGTAATTTACTACAATAAAAAGAAAATAACAATAGAAGATAGATAATGAAACCGATAGAATTTAAGGAACAAAACGTGGTCTTTGGTAAAGACCAAAAGGAATACGAACCGTTGCCAGCACTTGTGTTTCAAGATGGTGAAGTAATGACGTGCTGGAAACTGTCTTGGAAAGAGTTGCTAAAGGTTGTGTTTACAAGGAAGATTTATCTTTCAGTACAAACATTTTGTAAACCACTACAACCATTGTATATGACAGTGAACAAAGAAAGAATTGTTGTTCAAGAAAGTTTTACAAACAAAAAAGATGAGTAAGATACACTACATCGAAGAAAATCTTCCGCACAAGGCATCCGAGGTTGTTTGCCTTGGGTGTCTAAAGCGGTGGATTGCTGTAAGACCTATATCAACGCTTCTTAAAAACCTTGAATGTCCGAAATGTGGCAAACAAGGATATGTGATTGAAACGGGCGAAATAATAGATAACGATTAACGATTTATGCTAAACTATCTTGATACAAAAAATGTCCTTTTTACACGTGGTATAACGTTTGATATGAAACAATATCTTTTCGTTATGCAAGTGGTGTTAGGTGAGGATAAAACAACGGCATACGCTATGGTGTACGACCGTGAAAACTTTGTAAGGGAAACTGGAACTGAAGAAGAACAAGAATACCTTGCACAATTCACAAAGGATGCGGACGTTATGTTGCAACAACAGGAATGTCAACACTTAAAGGAATTGTTAGAGGAAAATTACCAAATGGACGTGCAAAATGCCGCAAGCACATTAAAAGACTATAAGTTTAGCGGTGCGGACGTTCAACAACTTTTGGCTAACCTTTTGCATAACCGTGTTGGTGACAATGAAAGTCTTGACGATGCAAGTGTGAAAGACGTAATATCGCTAATCAAGATGATGTACGAACAAGGTGCGCTTGACTCGGGAGATACGTTTCAGAAACATTTTATTACGGTTATGCCAAAGTTCAATGCACTATGTCCGACGTGTAATCACGAGTTCGATGTTGTGGCAGGAGTGGATTGTATTTGCCCGAGTTGTAAGCAAGTGTTTAAGTGGTCGGAAAACGAAAAGCGTTTCTACCCGAAACCAAATCAACTTTAATAAAAAAAGAAAGTAGTTATGGGAAAAAAGTTCAAGTTTGCAATTCAAGTGCCGAATCATGTAAGCCAAGGAATAATGGATTTGCCTTGCGTTGAATCATGCCATAAAAGCGGTAATTGTGGAATATATTACGTGTTGTATTGGATATGTATGCACGATAATACAAAATGGCAATATGCACGCCCTACAGAATGGCTTTGCCAAGATGAAGAAAACAAATGGCATGTATTAACTAACGAAGAATATAGTAAACTCTAACGCCTATGGAACAAAAGAACGTAAAAATCTTTTTGAAACCAAAAGACGGTGGCGAATGGGAAGAGCTTGAATGTGTTGCTGAATCGAATGGTTTTGATTTTGAACCATTGGAAGAACCAATAGACGTAAAGCGCGACCCAACTCATTTTACAAAATCATTTTCATTTGATGTGCCAGTTGGCAAATGCAACATTCGCAAGTTGTTCTATAAAAGAATACCTCGCAAGAAAAAGAAAATGGCAAAGAAATGGTTTGCAAGACTGAGGGGCGATATTTATTGTCATATAAAACACTTACGGTATAATTATACGGGAACTTTCTATTGGATAAAATAACAACGCTTATGGAAACAAAGGAAATGAAATACAAGGTCGTGCTCATCAATGACAAGAATGAAGACCAAGACCTATTTGGAACATTTGAAACGGAAATGCAAGCCCAAAGTGCAAAGCCGAAAATCTTTATGGAACATAAGCGGTGGGTTAGGAACATCAATAATCTTATCGTAAAGCCTATTGACCCTGAAAAGATTTACAAGCCCGTTTGCACGGACTATATGCACTATGTATATAATATGATACCAACCGAGGAATGGAAACGTGTTATGAAATCCGATGCGAGTGCCGAAATATCATGCAACGACCTAATGTGTGGTGGTTCAACGTATTACTACCTTTCAAAGATGATACCGAAAGAATGGACGGTGATAGATTTTGGGGCAAGTTATGGGGCGCAGAGTTATTTGTTTCAAAGTCATTCCAAATACATAGCCGTAGAACCTTTTAAAAACGATAACAATGGGTGGCACTTTGAAAACTTTAAGGCAAATAGTACTGAGCGATACGAAATGACTGCTGGTGAATTTATAAAAGAAATGTTACCAAAACTTAAACTTGACTTAAACAAAACTTTTGCAATAGCAAACTACACTCCAAATTGGTTTGGAGAAAATCCAATAGAACTTGTGCGTAGTCATTTTAACAATATTTGGACTTTTTACCCTTGTAGTTAATCTTTGCAAAATGTTTGTATATATGCGATTATTTTAGTACCTTTGCATCGTGGGATAGATAGGGGTCATGTCCTATTGAAAAGGGTATGTCGAAAGCCTTTCCCACCTTTGCAATTTTTCGGCATCATTAATTTCGACAAAGTATATGAAAGGTAAACAAATTACACAAGACGAATTTGTAAACCGTGCCAAACAAGTGCATGGTGACAAGTATGATTATTCCAAATCTATTTATACACGTATAGACAAAAACATCACTATTACGTGTAGATTGCATGGCGATTTTCTACAAACACCACACAGCCATTTAAAAGGGCACGGTTGCCCTATATGTGCAAACAATTTATTGAAGCGCCTAAAATATGGTGTTGGTATCAATGATTTCAACGGGAATCTTCAAGGTGATGTTCTAAGAGCATATCGGGTATGGACTATGATATTAGAACGGTGTTATAGTGAAAAATTACGTTATAAGCACAAATCGTACAAAGGGTGTACTATTTGCGATGAATGGAAACACTTTTCTAACTTTTACTCTTGGTGGTGCGATAATTATGTTGAAGGTTTTACTCTTGATAAAGATATTATCGTAAAAGGAAATAAGATTTATAGTCCACAAACTTGTTGTTTTGTTCCACAAGAAATTAACGCATTTTTCACAAGAAACGATGCAAGACGTGAAGATATGCCAATCGGTGTAAACTTGTTTAAAAATGGCAAATATGTTGCACGTATAAACAATGGAAACGGTGAATATAAACATCTTGGGTATTTTAATTCTAAAGAATCGGCATTCCTTGAATACAAAGCAGCAAAAGAAAAACGTGCAAGGTCTTTAGCAAATGAATGGAAAAATGAAATAAGTAAAGACGTTTTTGATGTGTTAAACAACTATGTATGTGACCCACTATATTAAGAATTATGAGAGTAAGAAAAATAGCAAAGCAACTAAAGTTGTTCCACAAGCATGTCACGTTTGACAATGAGGGCTTTCCTGTTTGTAAATACAAGGTGGCCAACCATTCTGCAAAGACCAACTATATTATGCGTATGACACGTAAGCATTATTTCGGACTTAGGAATAAATATCCAGTTGGTTCGACGATGTGGAAACTTTACACACATAATGCTTGTAGTCCATATATTTACGATGAAATACTTGAATTTTGGGGTTATAATATGTAGATTAGTTCGTAAAAGAAAGCCGCTAACGGTGTTTTTAAGCCCGATAACGGCTTTTCTTGCGCTTTCCTTTGTAGTTTACCACAACTAATATAAAATGCGCTTAAACGGCTTTATTTTCTATTTCGTGGGAATAGCGAACATTTGTTCTTTTTCTTTGTTTTCTCCCTCATCAATCGTTTTCTTCAAGCAGTCCATATTTGGTGTGCTACCCAAAAAACTACCTCCGCTGAACATAGAACCGATAATGCCCAAGCCGAACAAGTCAAACAAGCCGTTATTTCCAAATTGAAACTTTTCGCCCCAAAGCAAATTACACAAAGTGCCAAGGTGCGCTTCTGTTGTCATCTTGTCGTTTTGATACTTTTTCTTGTCGAACTCATCAAGTTTGTAAAACTCTTCACCGTACACGAATTTTGTCTTCTCAACGAGGCTTTCAAGTGTTACCTTGTATTCCTCTAAAAGTTTTTCTCTTTCCATAGTTGTTATTTTTTTGTTGTCAAATTTTTGTTTTTTAGTAACAAGGTTCAGCTATTTCTTCCACTACCTTTTGCAAAAGATAGCCTGAAAGATACGCAGCGGGTTCACCATCCCATGATGTGCCGTAATAGTCTAATATCGCTTGTTCCACATGAAACAATTCATGGCTTACTGTTGACCAAAATTGACTTGTGGACGTTGATTTACCGATAAAGATAGCAGACATACGAACGTCGTCACGGCTAATGCACATTCCGCTATTGTACGACGAAAGTATCTTTAATGATTTATTGATATTCCTTTCGTTCATACCGAACGTTTGCATGGTTGCCGACAATCTATCCCAATCCATAAGGTCGAAGTCACAAACGAACAATATCCCCCATTTGCCGTTGTCTATGTCTATATGCCGTACTACCATGCCGTATGTATCATTTGTTCCCAAAATATCACAACGCCTTTTGCGCTACAATCCGCAAGGAATCGACAAAAGGCTATGCCATCGTAACCGTCTGGGTCACACAAAACATCTTCAATGTAACGTGCCATGTGTGCTTCATCCTCTATGCTACTACCCCAATAGTCCGCTTTTACCATGTTGGCCAAATACAAAGCGTCGTACACGTTGTTTGTATCTACCGTTACTTTGTGCTTTTCCAACAACGTCTTTAGTTCATCAAGCGTCATCGGTGTTATCTTTTTCAACACTCCTGTCGCCTTGTCCTCACGCTTCATCTTTCCAACGGCAAATTCACACAACAACTTGTTAAAGTGCATGCCATAATAGGAAAGATATTGCTCCATATCTTGCGGAATTAAGTAATTCAATAAGTTTGCCATAACATCTATCTTTTTTCTTGTTTTTGTTTCTAAATTTCTTTTCAATTCTTTCCAGTTCTTTAAACATTGGAAAGGATTGAATGGGAAATACCCACCCAATCCCCCAAGTTTACGAATTACATAAAGCGGCCACGGGAATCACGTTGACGACGATACATTTCATCGTTCATTTCATCTTCGTGGTCTTCCCATCCTTCTTTGTAACCCTGACGATAGCCCTCTCGGTAATTACCGCTACCACTACCACCAGAGCCACTACGATAACCACGACGCATATTGTCGCGCATGTTCTGACGCATCTGTTGTTTGGACTGTTCGTCCTCACGGTCAATAAATATATAGCCCATATCTTTACTCGGTTTTAAGGATTAACAACACCAGCGGACGGGCCGCCGTTCAATTGTCGTAAGATGGATAGCATCTCTGTGTTCTGTGCCTTCAACTCAGCAAGTTGTTGCTCTTGCATCTTCTGCTTTTCTTGCAAAGATTGGATAACCCTTGCGTTTTGCTTGTTTTCGGCATACTGCGGATTAAGCGTTTCAAGCATCTTCTCGCTTTCGGTTATTACCGATTTGTGGTACGGAACTTGCTCTATTGCTTTCTTTGATGTCTGCAACATAGCATCCACGGCTTGCAACATAGCTTCCCTGCTGCCACTAAACGTATCATTGCCCTTTTGGGCTATTTCCACATTCACGGGTAAATTTGGAAAGGTTTCATCCTTGCCGTTGATGGTAGCCGTAATATCCACAACCTGCTGCATTTGTAAGCCCATGCCGACATTTGGTGTCTGCATAGGGTATTGTGCCCTTGGCTGTGATTTCTGCTTTACCACGCCAACCTCCAAAAAAGGCTTGTCACTCTTTCTTAATACATAGAACGGCATTCCGTTCGTTAGTGCTGAAAATTCCATTGTTAATTACTTTTGTTGTTAAACACTTTTTATTAAACTACGGTGCGTGACATCAAGTACAACGAACCGTTGAATCTGTCATTCCAAACCAAAATAGTACCCACGTTAAGCAACTCAGCCGCTGTAGCATTTTCGCCATTAGGCAGTGTAAGTTGGCGTGTAGTACCATTCAGCGTTAAGGTGACAGGCAATGTTGTTGTGGCATCGGCAGGTATCACATCCGAAATACGAACAGTGAAATAACCTACAGGTTGAATCCTGCGAAAGCCCATTGCGATATCAATAGTTTCTGTGCCTACGGTCGTCTTCGTAGAAATAAGTAGCGGAATACCGCCCGCGTTTGTTGTGATGTTATTAAAACAACTCATGCTATGTACCTCCTATCCGCTAATTATTAAAACGTGATGTTGTTACCAAAGCCGTTGCCGTAGAAACCACCCCAAGGCTGTCCGTAGAAACCACCACTAACGTAGGGGCTTGCATTGACGGCCACAAGATTCGGCCACTGGACGTTGACAGTTTCTGGCATACGACACTTGATGTCATCAACCTCACGGCTTAGAGCTGAAAGTTGACCGATTACAGGAGCAACAGCCTGCTGAACAACACCAGTAGTAAAGTTTTGAGACTTCAACGATGCAACCTCTGCTGTCAAAGCGGTAATCTCACGGTCTTTGCGGTTAGACTCCATAGCATCAAGTTTGTTGTCGATAGCAAGGAAGTTGCGGTTCATAGTGTCCGTAAGAGCATAGGTTTGCTGGCACATTGCCAACTGGTCGGCAGCGGCTTTTGCTTGCACTTGATTGCCTACACCGTTGATGGCGTTCTGCAAGGTGTTGGTCTGCTGGCACATAGCGAGCTGTTGGTCGCAGCAACACTTTTGGAACGTGCTAATGATGTTTGCGTCACCACTTTGGATAGAATTGATGATTTGCGGAACACTAACGGCTTGCTGCAATGCCAATGTCTGCAAAGCGTTTTGAACGTTGCTAACGGCACTGTTGACGAGATTAAAGTCTTGTCCGAGCATTGTCGAAAGTGTTTGGATTGCTGTGCGTGATGCTTCTCCTTGGTTGGTGATAGCGTTCATAATCAATTCACGTCCGCTATCGTTGTTAAGTTGGTTTGCAAGGTAGCCTGCGGCTGCGTTTCCGTTACCACCAAAACCACCAAAGCCATTGTTACCGTTCCAACCGAACATTGAAGCAATAATAGCAAGTCCAAACAGGTCAGCAATCCCGTTCATGCCGTAGTTTCCGCCACCGAAAAGACCTCCACCAAAACCTCCAATAGGAATAGAGAATGGAATGTTACCAAGACCGCTATTGTTGCCACCTTGGTTGTTGTCTGGTAATTGATAAATTTCTGCCATGATTTTTGTTTTTTGAATTACGAATTTTGTTAATTATCACTTGTGGGTGTAACCGATTACAAGTGCAAAATTACGCACAAAACATAGCATGGCAATACGGTACTTTTTAAAGTCCGCATCAAAATAAAAAAGCCCAATAAACAAAGGCGTTTACGGGCAATATTTTTCTTTTATGTGGAATTTTTTACGAATTATTGTTTGCTAACATCTTGATTATCAAACACTTCGCAAATATTTATTTCCGCTAATTCGTAATTTATGGGGTTTTTCATATAAATAACTTGCGGAATAGAAGTCTTTTGTCATCTTTGTTTATTTGCGATGATACGTTTTTGAAAAAGATACTTCCGCGATGCAAACAAATGACGGTTTTTAATGTACGTCAAATCGTTTTCGTTCAAGTATGCCTCCTGTTCAAAACTTATATTCCGATATGCCTCGCGTGTATCAAATCCGTAGCAAACCCACCTAACGATGTATTCAAGGCCATATAGCGCGAAATACACCAAAGGGCTTACAAGTACCCACCACCAAGAAAAAAGACCGACTGCGGCCAAAAGAACGGCCAATATCAATGCCACGATATGCGTTTCAATTTGTTGCATACCATGTATCTTTTCGTGGTTGGAATCAATAGCCGTAAATCGTTCCTTGCACTCATTACGGACGAATACACAAGGCCACAAAGTCATTGCCTTAAATCCACTAAGGGGTATGTAGTCGTTGTAGATTATTTTTGACATAGCGTTTCTTTGTTAGTAAGAACCATAGCGAACACACACCCAAGCGTATGACCAACCATATTCGGCGTCTTCACTTGTTTGTTTTTTACTATCTGGTAGTTCGATTGCTCTTAACAAGCATTCTCCGTAAGTTGCGAGTGTTACGTTCTTAAAGCCGCTATTGCCATCCCAAAGCAAAGCATTATACCCCGAAATACCAAAGCCAAAGCCATAATCAACACCAATGGCAATGCTATTGCCCGAAAAGTTTATAATTCTTACTTCTCGCCCAACGTCCTTTTTTGTTATAATAGGCAACCTGACACCAACTACAGAACCATATTCAATTTGTATGTCCGCATTAACTTTAGACGCTTCGACTATATACCCACTCATTGACGAAGAATAGTAACAATATGTCGAATAGTTATTGCTTGTTATCTTGAATTGGTTGCAATATATATTACCCTTGATAATTGCATTTGTTTGGTATGTGTTTCCAGTAAGCATATCCACAGCGTAATTTGGAAAGAATATAACGCCCGATAGTGCGTCTATATAAACATACCCCAAAGTGCTACTACCCGTTGAAGTCCAAGTGCAAATTTTGTAGTCTTCTCCTCCTACAACAAGGGTTTCCGAAACCTCCAACCTGAAAGATTGTATTCCCGAACCCGTAACGCCTATTTGTCTTATGTTTGTTGAACCTTTATAAAGCGCAATATATATCGTTGACGTGGACGAAGGCGGTGTAGCAAGCCCTTTGAAAGCATACCCACGTCCTGCTGACAATGCAAATGTTTTTGTGTATGTCTTTGTTGTCGATGATGATACGTTTGTCTGTATCATGCTTGTGCCATGCAATAGTACGGGGTCAAACAATGTGTACGCAGGCACACCATTGTATAATGCACCGTTGTTGTATTCTGTGTTTCCAATTTTACCATTTGTGGAAATCATCCAATCGCCGTTTATGATTGCGCTGCCAAAGTGAGCATAATTACCAAATATCGCCTCGGTTATTATGTACTTGAAATCCGATGTCATTATTTGCCAATTTGCACTTGACGATGACGGTGCTCCCATTTCAGACATCGTGTACGTTCCGTTTGTTGTTGGGTTAAATACCCAATAGTTGTTGTCGTAATGGAAATAAGGTGCTTGAGCGTCGTTTACCAAGAAACTATCCGTACTTGCAAAATCATTCCATTCGCCTGCATAATAAAAGAAACGACCAATTTTTCCTCGAGGACCAGTAATGCTTTCACCTTGGGTTGCGCCAATCAATGCAACGGTTACGGTAGCGGAATACGTTTTACCATCGTAAGTGCCAGTAACGGTAAATGTTACACCAGTCGAAAGTCCGCTTGCAGTCGCAGTTGTTCCTACCGTAATAGTAACGGCATTGTTTGCTTGGCCTTGCACGGTTACGCCAGTTGGCTTTGTTCCGTCTGCGAAACTTGTTACGGTTGCTGTGTTTGCACCAACTTTTAACGAGAAAATGACACTTGTGGTCTTTTGTTCTTTAACGTTTCCATTAGAATAGCAAGGTATAGTTATCTTGTCAGGTGTAGCAAGTGCGATGGGAGCACTATCTCCTCCTACACCGTATTCAAGTTTAAGCCAATATGCCGAATTAGCATCCGTAGGTTCGTAATACGTGCTTACGCCACCAATAACTACAGGTTGGTGTTGTAAACATCGCCACTTAGCATTATTGTGCCATACATCGTGAGTTTCATATTGTTGTGTTGTGCTGTTCCATTCATTGTAAAGATAGATACCGTTTCGTGGTGTTGGGTTGGCCGTACTGCTTCCATCGACCCATTTGCCACAATCAATAATATTTACTTCTGGCCTTCCTTCAATATCCACCTTAATGAAATTACCAACAACTATTCCCTGTGCATATAGCCAATCCGTGTGTTCACCAACTTGATTCAAGATAGCCCGCACGTCTGGATAGTTCTTTACAAATTCGGGCAATTCACCAATGGTAACGCCATAGTTGCCATTCTTTAGGATAGGACTATCAACGCCAGTATATTTGACTACGCGGCCATCGGTAGTGCTTATCATAAACATACGTTGACGGCGAATAATCGACGCTTTAATGTCCTCATAATCTGGGTCTTCGGGGTCTGAATAGTCCACGCATCCCCAACGGGCAATAGTCATCAATTCACATGGAGCAAAATTGCGTCCTGCAGGCACAAAGTTATCACCATAAAGCACAACTTGGATTTGGTTTACTCCAAGATTTACGTTGGTGTTGTGTGTGTCTATTACACGCATCCATGACGTGTAGTATTTGTTTGAGCCATCAACTTCAACACTTGTGCTTTCGTAGTCGCTTACACCTGCTTGTTTGGCCGCTAACGTGTTGATGACACCTTTTACGACGTTGCCATACATTTGTCCTGTCACATATCCTTGATACTTTTCTTTCAAAGTAAGGATATACGAAATACTGTGGTCGGTTTCGTCCTCAATAACATCAACCTTTTCTATTTGGTCATTATCGGTAAACAACGTATCACCCTCTTGTGCTTGCAAGCGGTTTACTATCAATTCGACAATTTCCAAGAAAGAACGTACACGTGCTGATTCAAATTCAGCGTTACCAAGGTTATCAATTCGCCACCCACGACCAGTATAAAGACCCTCCTCGAATTGTGGGCTTTGTATCTTATCATGGAAAATAACGCTACCTAACGAATCTAATCCTTGTTGGAACGTTATACGGCCTTGGCAAACATCATTAACAATCTTGCTTAACTTGCTGTTTATTTCTTGTATCAGGTTTTCGGAATAGTATTTTTGCAATTCCGACACTTGAACACGCATACGGCTCACGTCATCGGTTACTTGGCCTATTTGGTTAAGCACAATTTCTACGTCATCGGTAAGCGTGATGTCATATTGCGGCAAAGGCTTGTCACCATACTTGATAGTAATTTGCTTGATATACAACGCCATTTGTGTGCCTGCATATTGGAACTTTACAATATTGTTGTTCTTTATTTGTGCCAATATATTTTGATGTGTAGCTAAGAAGCGCTCGTCGAATTTTAGTGGATAGTCGTAGTAATGCACATTGTTTTCCAACATGTATTCTTTCATCGTTTCATCAAGGCTTTGTTCTGCCGTTGTGATGTACGATGTAGGCAAAGAAATACCAAGGATAACGAATTTGTCACCATTAACGGGATAACGGTATTGATTCGGCATAAGAGTACCGAATGTGTCATTATCCTTTTGAACGATGACATCTATTGACCCAAGGTTTGATTTCGGGAATTTTTCAAGGTCACGTTGTGCTCCGTCTGGCGCAAATTTGCCATCGGAATCATAGAAGTTGGCCTTGTATAATTCCCAATCCACTTGAACGGGGAAAGTACAACCCATACACGAACCGCTGCGCATATTGATGTTCATTTCTTGCGTAACGGCAGCACATGCGTAAAGGTCGAATGTCAATTGCGGTAGTTTAATCTTGAAATAAGATTGAATATACTCGCCATCGTCATTCATCGTATCATCCCATTCTGGTGTTGGGTCGGCATGTATTTGTAATATCTTGTGCGTTTCGTTGTACCACGATGACACAAGTGTAACATACACGAAATTACCCTTTATAACGCTATCCAACGTCGCCGTTGCTTGACCTGTGCGCCATTCCCAATGCCCAGCAGGTATAGATGCCGACGGCAAAGATTCTGCGGTTGCTGGCGTATAGTGGCACGTATTATCGCGCATACTAACGATAAGTTGCAGTTGCCAACCGTCAATGCCTTGGCCGCGCATCGTTGCAATACGAGCTTGCAAATAGTTATACCATTGTGTGTAGGTGTAATATTCACCGTCCTCGTCGTATGGTGTTGCACTAATGATAGCAGCCTCGCCCAATTGTGGATATTCTTTCTCGAATTGGTGTACCTCTACCGACGGTGCAAGTACATTGATATTGTTAGGGTAAGCGTGTGTAGCATCGTCTATCGCATCGTAATAGTCCTTTATCTCAATGTCTGGGTCATAGCCAGTCGCATTTGGATTGACTTTCTTGTTTACCGTTTCCGAATAGATAGACGGCATAAGTGTTGTGCGCGTAAACGGATGCTTGATAAGGCGCACACGTTGGCCAGCTACTATACCATCATAGATAGGGTAGGAATTGGCCGCATTTGGATTATTGTTGATTGTGTAATCCCACGATTGGTTTCCTGTCCAATGGATTTGTGGATAGCCATAAGGAATGTTTCTATCGCTACCATATCCAACAATACGTGTAACAATTTTATTGTTTCGTGGTGTACGAGAATTGTTCTTTAAACCAAGACCTTTTCCGAACCTAAAGACATATTCATTGCCATTCTCGTCATAAATATTGTTTGTAGGCAATCCAAATGTAATGTTAAACTTCTTGTTCTTGCCTATTTCTCCGCCAGCTTCAAAAGTCACTTCTTGGTTGCTACCATAGAACACGCCCTCAACAACATCATACAAACCAACGTTATTGTTTGAATCTTTACATGGAATAAGGTCGAGTAGCAAAATGTCTTCATTAAAAACCTTGCAATAAGGTATTTTTTTATTCGCCGCGCTTACTGAATTTAGATTGTATATAAATAACCAAAATGGTGCTGTTGTGTTTGTGACACTTTGATGTATTTCTGAAATTCTAACCCATTTTAAACGTGTGTAGCCGCTTGGCGGTACACTTTCATAGTGACTTATCACAAAAGGTATCTCCCATGTGTCATACGCCGTCTTTAGTGCATCGCTTATAAAGTTCTTGTCAAAGGATAAAACATCGCTTTGTTTAAGTGCTTTTCCCCATTGCGGTGTTATGGTTGAACCATCTTGCTCATATTGCGGAATTTCAACGTCAATAGCCCATTGCGTGTTTTTAAGGTTAGCTCTTAATTTTTGTACAAATTCAAACAAGTTACCAATCCAAGAAAAAGTCTTGTTTTGCGAAAGATATTTTTCTTGGCCTTGCGTGACAGCAATATCGGTGAATGGAATGTTGCCCAATTGGTACATGGGGTGATAGAATGTAAACGAGTATTTGGTCATGCCCTTTAATTGGGTGTTATCCGCAACCATACCCTCGCGTACAATTGTAGGTGGAGATACAAGTGTATATTTTACGCTATTAACAACGATGTATTCTTGCATTGTCACGGCCAAGTAGTTGTCTATATAATAAACGTCACCAGTCACCTTGTCGCCAAGAGACATAACAACGCTATCAACTGTTGCTTTTTTTAGTTCCAAACCGTGAAAAGCAGTTCCGTCTGCATTATATATCGGAAACGTTATATTACGTCCAGTATTTTGAGCCATTTTTTTAACTTTATAATTGCAAAGATAATACTAATAATTGATATTCCAAGTAACCACAAATATGTTTTTGGGATATTTAACAACATTTGGGGTGTTTCCATTTTTGTATGTAACAATGGAATCACGCCATAATTCGGTCACGCCACTTTATCTTTTCTTTGTACTTCTACATTAAACTTTACTTCCATAATCTCTATTATTTAATCTTTGTAAAGACAGCCACCGAAGTGACTGCCTTTTGTACCTACTTATTACAAGAACTATATTAGTTAGTACTGCCTGAATAAATGTAACCTGTTATATTAACCACAAAATTTCCACTTGTTGGAGTACCTGTCAGTTGCAATCCTGCATATTTTAGAATACAGGAAGAAGTTGCTTTTTTTATTACAACATATTCTTTGTTCAGAACTGGTCTTTCCTGACCCTCTCCATAACCAAATCTCTTTAATACTACATCAATAAAGTCGGAAGTTCTAAGTCTTACATTATAAGATGTAGCACCAGTAACATTTGCTGAAGTGATAGTAAACTTCATAACCATATAATCACCACTATTTACATTAGTAGTATTAACTCCATTTGATTGAGATGGAGTTAGTGTAGATGAGTCTGCTGTTAAAGTTTGACCATTCCAATAAGTATTTGCAGGAGATGCAACATTAATAGTCTCTGAAACTATATCTGAAACGACTTTCCCATCTTTGACTATAGCAGCTTTTATTGTAGAGGTTTGTAACAAATAGAAAGGCTCTGTATAAACAGGACTTAGACTTGTTGGAGTGGTTCCATCAAGAGTATAATGGATTTCTCCGTTACCAGTTAGTGTGATGGTAGGTACAATCTCATTATCACTTATGATTTCAACAAAATATGTAATTGACGAAATCACCATATTTGAATTTCTTAAAACTAATTTCATAATAATACCTTTTTAATTAATAATTAATTATCTATTTTCGTTAATCGCAATCTTTTTCTTTAGGTAGATGTCTTTCAGTTTATATAACTGCAAGGTGTCAGCTGTGCTCTCCAAGTTGGCGTTTTCTATCATTGTGAACTTCTGATTACTTTCAACTGTATAATGAGTATCATCAACTTTATGCAAAGTTCCTTCTGAGAATGGGAAAGTGAAATTAGCTTTCCTGTAATTGTATTCAGGCCAAATAAACCAAGTCTTTAAAGAACCGTTTTCGACTTCAATATTATTAAACCCAAAAAGACCTCGAACTTCATCTTCCCTATAGATACCATCTCCGTTATATGCAAAATTTCCGTCATTAATAACAGTGAACTTTCCATAAGGAAGAAGTCTCATACTATGTGTATGACCAGCAACATGTGCTATGTAGTTAGGAAAATGACTTGCTATAGAAATCATATTTTCACGATATTCTCCACCCTCAGAATGTGAGAAAGAAATAACGATTTTACCATGACTACAAGCATCTTCAATTCTGTCATATATTTCTTGGTACGTTGGGAAATGTTCTCCTGTAGGAATGTTTATATGGTCCCACACATCAAAGAAAACAAACAAGAAATCGTCAGTTTCAACATTAAAACTCCATTTGTTACCGAAATATTCAATCCAATAACTTTGTGCTACTACATCATGATTACCAGGTCCAAATACAATAGGCATTTCAAGCTGCCATGCAAACTCTTTAATGAAAGACTCAAAAGAATAATTTTCAATAACATCACCAGTACATAATACAAGGTCAATAGGTCTCTTGTGGTGTTCTGCATTAAGAGCATCTACAAGATGCTGATACTTATATCTAATACTGTGTCCTTCTGTCATACTTGATGGCAAATCCTCTACAGGTACTTCATTATCGAGATTGCTATCATTGCCTGGATAATGTAAATCGCCTAAGAATATAAATCTTGCGTTCTTGTTCTTGATTTTGTTTATATATGGCTGTATGGCATCGTTGCCTTCCATATCAAGATACCCTTTAGATTTTACTCCATAACTTCCTACTTTCGCGTGTACCTCGCCACCAAGTGTTTCGGAATAATCATCTCCTGTAAAAAGTATTTCATCTGTATCTGATGGTGTCGGAGATTTTGAGGCTATACTACCTATTTCATCAAGCACATCTACACCATTACTTCTAAGGTTTTTACAGTCAACATAATCTTCTGTTACTTTAACAAGAGGTCCGTTATCTTCGCTTTCAATCAATATCTCTTCATTTCCTGTTTCATCAGTCTCGTGCTGTATGCCTTTTGTTTTTTCATACACACCCCCACTCTCTATTAGATTGTGGCTTCCCTTCTTTGGAGTATCATCTACTACCTGCCACTGAGTAATATCAGTGGTGAAAGCATTAGCCATCAGACGGGCTTGTATATAGTTATTGTCAGAACTCTGTATGAACTTAATGCTCATGCCACCTCTTTTCTTACTAGCAGGAAGATTAGTATTAAGAACAGAAAGCGCACCTTCAAGTGTATAAGTATTACCTCCTTCTACACCACTTGTAGGATATTTTTTACTTACATCAAATACACCGTCAGAAGAATTACCAGCAACATTATTAGCATAGTAACTTGTTCCATCGTAGTAAACTTCAACCGTTTCTCCTGCTTCCCAACTATTAGTAGCAGAAGCTCTTTCGCCTGCATAGTAAAGAGGCTTTGCGCCTGTTGAATTAATATTCAGTGTGGCATTATTTACAGTGTTTGCATTATCCATTTTTACTTTGATACACCCACCTGCAGACAAGGTGTAATCCGCAGCACTAATGGTTTTTGCAGCAGTACTTCCCTGTGTGCTACAAACGTAATAACCTACTTTTATCAAGGCTTGTTTACCCATTTCACCAAGTGCTCTGGTATCTTCATCCTTTAGCTTGTAGTTTACGTTATTAATATCTATTCTGCTTATTTCTTCATTCATAGCTTTTGTTATTTAATATATAAAGTTTCATTTTCAACATACATTGTCGGCGGTTGGCCGTTTTTAACTTCAAAATCACTTGTGTTACCATTTGTCAAAGTTACACGAATGACATTTGTTCCACCGCTAACGTCTGACGTTTGAATTTGTTCTACTGATTGTATGCCAACACCAGTATCGCCTTTATCGCCCTTGTCTCCCTTGTCGCCTTTTGCGTACAAATATACAGCACCATCAAGGATGTATTCTTGTATGTCAAATTCAATATCTGGGTCAATACCAGCATCTATAGTCGCGTCAACAATTTCAATTATTGAGTTTACTTTGTATCGCACTCTCTCTTTGTTTTCATCGTAAGCGAGCACTTCAACACTATATTTCCCAACACGTATTTCTCCCGAGTCTTTAATTGAAACAACATTCCCATTAACATTAGCAACGTATTCGTAGCGAATCAGCCCGATTCCTTTTAATATGACTAAAACATCATAATTTGGATTTGGGTAAAATTCGCTTCTTGTTTCTACTTCATGCCCATCAATAATTGAATGAACAATTTTATCCAAAGGTATTGCGATACTCAAAGGGTTTCCATAGACGTGTTTTATTTTTATTGTGGCCATACCATCTTAGTGTATTTGAATGTACCGTATTATTTTTATAATTGCAAAGATACAACAAAGAATCGAAAAAATCAAAGAAACCTTAAAAATTTTAGGAATTTTTGTTTTTTCAACGACCTTAACCTCTTGGTGGTTTATCATTTCGGTCAAAGAATCGCACTTTGCTATGTATTGTCTCAGCGAGTCACGTGCAAGTCGAAAATGTGCGATTGAATCAAGCAATTGTTTTTCATATTCACGGTTACGTGACACGGTTGCCTTTTCTTTGTGCCACGTTTCTTGCTTGATAACATTGCCTTGCGCATCAACAGTCATAACAGTGGAGTCTGATTTCTCGACCTTTGTTTCTGTTTCGACTTTCTCGGTTTCCTTTATCTCGGTCTTATGCTCCGTATCTGTTGAATCCACCTTTACGCTTTGAACATCTGTAGAATCAACTTTAACCTCGGTTTTCTGATGGTCGTTTTCAACAATATGTTTCTTTGTGGCGCAAGATGAAAACAGCAGCACAACACCAATGATTAACGCGATATAGAACGGTGTACCGCGTCCGTTGTTAAGCATTTGGTTCTTCTCCCACATGCGGGCATAGAACTCTTTGTCCTCGCGTGTTTCCATAACTAAATATCTTTATATTCGTTAGTAGCATCGAATGACGGGCAAGCCTTGTTAGCGAAGTCACGATGGCCATGTATCTTTGCATAGGGATATTTCTTGCGCAAATCCTTTAACAAAGAAAGCAAAGCGGCCTTTTGTGCATCTGTTCGTGTGTCCTTTGGCGACGTGCCGTCTGTCTTACAACCACCGATATAGCACACACCAATGGAATGTGCGTTATGGTTCGTGCAATGTGCGCCCACCAAATTAACGTCGCGGCCATTATGTATGCTGCCGTCACGATAAATCACATAGTGATAGCCAATATCATTAAAGCCACGTTGTTTGTGCCATTTCGTGATGTCAGCAACAGTATAGTCACAACCTTCACGAGTTGCACTACAATGTACGATAATTTCATTGATGCGGCGTGAAGACTTTTTAAGTTTGTCAATATTACTAAGCAACTTAGCCCAAGTTACATCGCCAACGATACCATCTGCCTTTAAGCCGTTCTTACGTTGAAAATCACACACTGCTTCCTTGGTTATCGTACCAAAGATGCCATCTTCATAAAGGTGTAATAACTTTTGCAACACCTTTACATCGTTCCCTCTACTCCCTTTCTTAATCGTTTGCATCGTTATTCGGTTTTTCCATTTTGGTTACTATTGATGTTCATTGTAGGGTGTTGATGTCGTTTTTGATTTCATCATCAATTAGCGTCACTTTCTTGCGGTGCAGACACCCCGCTACACCGCAAAGAAAAGGGGAAAGTGCTTGTAATTTCATGCCTTGACGGGCTTGTACACGCTTAATGTCAAGCATTTCATTTTCCATCTTTACTTGCTTGGCACGTACTTCCTCGTTTTCCTTTCGTAGCGTTTCGTTTGCCGTTTGTAAGTGATTCCTATCATCGCGTATCTTGTCGCAAATCTTATCAAGGTCATCAATCGTTTTTTGATACACCTCTTGTTGACGTGCCCACCCGTCGGCTTCGGCTTGTGTTGCTTCACCGTTTGCCTTTCGCTTGTTTGCACGGTAGTAGATAAACCAACCACCTGCCAACAATGCAGAAACAACGGTGTTTATTATGTTATAAAGTTCCATATCCATAATCGTAAAGTGTTTTTAGTTCATACCAGTTTTTGCTTGATTGTCGATTATTTCGTTTGAATTGTTTTTGGAAATTCTTGCCGCTTTGTTGCTATCCGCATCGGATATTGCATCTTGCGGAATAAGCGACCCACGTTCGGATATAATGCGTTCCACTTCGTCGGGAGCAGCATCAGGAGATTTCTCAATAATCGTTTTCATCGACAACCACTTTGCTTCCATTTGCAAGTTCGTAATCTTGGTATTGTTGGTTTCCAACGACCAAGGAACAATCTTTGCACCGATACGCAATTTAGCGTACTTGTCAACACCATTGGTTTCAAGGTCAAGACCCTCTTGGAATAAATAGAACATATCGTTGACAAATTTCTTCCAATCCATAGCCGATTGCGTTGCCAAAGCGTAATCGTTAGACATTGCAAGAGCAATACCGTTACCTCCGCTATTAGACGTTGTTATGTCTTTCGGTGTGATGAACGATGTAGAACTGAATAAAGAAATCTTTTCTTCCAACGTTTTAAGATACCCGTCCATTGTTTGCGGCTCGGGAAATTGCAATACCTTTGCGTCTTGTTTACCATTCGTAGTGTCACTTGAAAGATTTATGATAAGTGTAGAACTATCACGCTTAAAACTATCACCGTCCATTTCCCCCCAAAATGCAAGGGCAAACGTACCAAATCGTTTCAAGGCAATAGCGGCAATATTAGCCATGAGTTCCCACATTTCAATAGACGTTTCGGCATATTCCCACGCTACTTTGCCACGTTTGGTTAGTAACGGACAACGTGAAAAGCCGTGCAATTCACTTGTTATTTCCCACCCACCACTTGCGGTAGTGCTCTCCATGATACGATAATGCTTTTGATTGTCGTATGTGTCAATAACAGTCTTATCGTCAACTTGATAGACAAGTGAACGAGCAATTTCTATTCCGTATTCATCGTAGTTCGGAATGACTTGATAGCCGTCTTCGTAGTTATAACTTGAAACCACGCATTGATTGATGTCTTTGTCGTAACTAAACAATATACCACAATTGCCGACTTGCTTACAAGCGTTTATGGCGCGTGCAAGCCAATAATCCATGTTGCGCCAAGCCCAAGCTGATTTTGCTTCTTCGAAAGAGTCCAAACCTCCTTGCTCGACATCTGGCATACAAAGATTGAACTCCAACGGATTATTGGTCAACGACCGCACGTGTGCCGAATGAATCAACTTTTGAAACGATGCTGTTTGTGTCAAGTTAATCATACCCGATGGCATTTCGCAACCATCAAAGCAAACCTTGATATGCGGTATTGCCTTGTTCATAATTATATGGTGCAACGACGGGTTATATTCCGTAAGATACGTGTCTTGTGAAATAGGCTTTAATGTCAAATTGGTAAAGCCAACGTCAAGTGTAGTGTTGCACAATACATCTTGCATTTCCCACCCGTGACCATTCGTGTGACCTCCGCGTGTGAAAGGCTTCATTTGCAATAACCTTAACGGTTCGCTAAGATACCAATTTATGTTTTTAATTCTTATCATGTCCTTTTCTATATATTACTTAATATGTTTAATACCTCGCTTGCGTTCCGTATCTTTCTTACACGGTGTATTCTTGTGTCAACAATATCTTGTCCGTTCACGTTAAGCAAAGCAAGCATATCATCCGCTTGCACGCGCTTACGCATTATTCCAGCGTCTTCTTTCAACATTCGGTAACAATCATAGATAAAACCGCCGCACGCCAAAATGACGTTATCCATAAGGTCTGGCGACATACCTTTCAAAAGTTGCTTCATCTTTTCCTTAGACATCATTTCAAGGCGCCCGTTCGGTGTTTTTATGAATTGGAATATCTTACTTTCAAACAACATGTGCCGCAATATTGTTGTACCTCCTTGCCGTTTCATATTCTTGTGGTTGTAGTGCGTTTCGGCAAGACGTGAATCATAGTGTATCAATCCCGCTTGCATCATTTCCATCGCAACGTGGCCTGCCTCGTCTTTCATCGTCTTAAATTGCGACTTACCACGATTAGACGGTGTGCTCGCTCCGCTGAATTGCATAGCTCTTGGGAAGCAATCACGCAAGAATCCAAATCCTTGCACGTCCAATACCATTTCCTTTTCTTGTAACTTATGCTTGTCACGGAATTGGATAGCCATAATAACCGCCTCACGGTTGCTATTGTGCATCGAATATTTAATGTCGCGGCAAACGAACCCGTAGCCCGACCAAAGTTCCCAATACTTGAATATTAGGTTGTCAAAGCCAGTAGAGGCCATATCCATCGTCATAAAGCGTTTCAATAATTGGCTACCTTGCGGAATTTCGTTTGGACGGAACATACGTTCTATGTCTATATGTGAAAGTTCAACGTTGGATAAATCTTCTTCTTCTTTTTCGTCTTCGATTGAATAGTTCCAATTCACTTGATATGCTGATGCAGCGGTTGCGGCATTGGCGGCTAATCCACGATAGCCCTTATTCTTTGCCAACATTTTCTTATTGTCACGCACATCAAAAGTAAAAAATGTCATCGAAAGTATAAAATCCTCGTATGACATATCTGGGTCAACGGCTAAAAGTGAATCTATATGTTCTTTGCACTTTTCATAAACCTCTTTCTTTGTTCGACCCCATACGGCTTTTTCATAATCACCGTTAGGCATACAAAAGAACATAACAACACCGTCCATTGACCTGTCAACCGTGCCGTCATTGTTTATCCAACCACCGCCATGTTCTCCCTTTCCGCACATCTTACGCATAAAACACTCGCGCTCTGGGTTTTGTGCCAAGAATATTTGTGCCTTGCCGTTTGAATCACTACGCAAACGAGGAAAGAACGATGATATGGTACGCCAAAGGAATTTATTACATTCGTCAAAGATAAGTTTCTTTGCTTGCAATCCTTTTGCAATCTTATCAATGACAATAGGGTTTTCGTTGTCGAGTTGTTGGAACTTCATTTCCGAACCATTATACAATTTCAAACCCATATCCGTTTGGTTGCGTATGATTTCACCTATCGGGTCATGTGGTTGTCGTTTGATGGTACGGTCAATCAAAGGGTACATCTTTTTAAGCGTATCGTTCACCTTTCCTGCGCCCCAAAAGTCACTAACATTACGCATAAAGCAAACGATTTTCGCATTGTCATTCATGGCAAGATATTCAATAGGTGCATAATACAAAGCAACGGACTTACCACCTCCAGTACCTCCCGTAAAGCATACAATATCGGCATTTGAACGAATAGCAAACTTTTGGTTGCCATCCTCCAATGGTGCTAATACTATATCATTACGCTTTCGTGCCATGTGACCATAAATTACAATTTGTACAAATAAGAAATTTCTTTTTGCAAAGGTATATAGTGGAAATATACAAAAAATTACAATACTGATTAAATATTGATTAAAACAACGTTTTTTAATCACCTTTTCATCGCTTTTGTATTTTTCAACTTTTACTTTATTTGTACTTTTGCATCAAACAATAAGAAATTTGTTTTGTTTACAACAACAATTTAAAATAGTAGAAAACTATGACAAAAGAAGAAGCTTTACAGAAAGTAAACGATTATTGTAACGAGAAAAGTTACACAAATGCAACACTCACCGATGGTTTTAAAGACAAATTTGCGGAACATCTTGCAAAGCGTTATCCAGACGCTACCGCAGATGACGAAACCGCGCTTGGTGATATGCGATTTGCGCTTAATTCCGCTTTTAGTGGAGCAAGCCTTATCATCACCGAAAAGACTAATGCCTTTACGTCGAAAGAAAACGACTACAAGAACCAAATCGCTGAGTTGAACAAAAAAATTGGGGGCAAAGTCGAACCAACACCTACGAAAGAAATTCCGAAAGAAGTTCAAGACCAACTTGACGAGTTGAAACAATTCAAGATTGCCGAAAACAAGCGTACCAAGTATTCCGCAATCATGGAAATCGCGAAAAAGGGTGTCAGAGAAGATTTAATGACAGGTTTTACGATTTTCGTTAAGGACTTTGACGTTGACCTCGAAAAGGATGACAAAGAACAAGCCGACAAGTGGGTAGAAAAGTTTCAAGAAGTTATGAAACCATCTATTGGAAATATAAAGCCACTTGCACCGCAAGTTACGCAGAAACGTGACGAAGAATTCTTTAAATCCCTTAAAAAGATTAAGGTACAATAAAAAAAAGGAACAATTAACAAATTAAAACGAAAAAGATATGATTACAAATCTTGCTTACTTTTTTGAAACCGCTAAGAAAGTACGTGGCGGCAAGTGGGTTTGGGTCAAGGATGGCAATGGTGAAGACCGTAGGAATATCCTTCTTGGCGGTACTATCGCTAACCCGAATAAGGGATTTGGTTATCTTTGGGCTGCACAACTGATGCAGTACACCCCAGGCCAGCCTATCCTTATTTTCCGTTCGTTTGCGGTTTCTAAGGCTTCCGCGGCCAACGCAACTACTATCTACATCAAGGGTGACGGATATTCGGACGCTCCCGAGGTTGGTCAAGTCATTATGATTGCCCCCGACGATGCAACTACTACGGGGCAATCGGCAAAGATTACCGCCGTGGCTTATAACGAAACCAACGAAGAATTTACCGTAACCATCGACACCGCAATTGGCGCACTCACTACCGATTCGATTATCGTTGAGGCAAAGGGAAGTGCCGCAAGTGCCGAAGCAGAGGTTCTTTGTCCGAAACCAAACATCTTCAACGAAGCCGACCGTGAAATGCTGCCCACCGAAGGCTACGGTTTCCAAAATGCCAATTATAGCGTTTCTGGTGTGTACGACAAGCAAGCGTGGATTGCAAAGATGCAGCCGCTGCCCAAGTATGTACTTGCCATGAACCGTTCTTATATTGACGGCATATTTTGGATTTAAGCCACACGTCGCCTAATTTAATAACGTAATAAAAGAAAGGAAATAAGATATGGCAAACGCATTGAAATTCCACTTTACACCCGATGAGGCAATTGAAAAATTGTATCAAAGGGGTTTTATGGACGGGGCTAACGCAGGCTTCCTCCAAACACTTATAGACAACTCAATTGAAATCGACGAAAACGCTTTCTTTTGGCAAGAGCATTTCCGTGTCGAGGGTAACGAGTACGACATTGACAAGTCGAACCTCAAAAAGAACCCCGCTTGGACTGTTCGCCAACGTGTCTCACGCACCGTGCCTATGGCCGATGCAATGGCTCCGCTAACGGAAACCATGCAACTTGATGCCGAAGGCTTTGAGGAAAGGACTGGTTCGATTTACCAATATGGTAAAGGTCTTTTTGAAACCTCTATGTCTAAAGAAGAGTTGAAAGCCCGCCTCCAAGAACTTGGCCCAGACCAAAGCCTTGTTGAAGGATTTGTTCGTGGTGTTGCCGACCTTGTAAAGACCCACAACCTGCGTGTTTCGCACATGGCTGCTATGACGCTTTCCCGTGGCGGTCAATATGGCAATACTATTGCCGTTACTAACGTCGCTGGCGGTACTGCTACCACACAAGGCTTTAGCGGTGTTGTCGCCAACCAATCGGCTTATATCCCCATCACCAACTACAAGAAGGCTGGTGCAAAGGTATGGACGGACACAACAGCAGACCTGCCAGAGCAGATGCACAAAATCGAATACGATTTCAAGCAAGCCAACCAACTGCCAGACAGCATGCCGTTTGAGTGGGATATTCCTTGGGATATGCTCGTTACGGTTCTCATCAAGAACCCTGCGTTTATTAAGGAGGTAAACCGCTATCTTGCCCTTGGTGCTCCCGACAAGGTGATTATCGTCAATAACGGCACAAGCACGACAAATGTTGATTCTATCACCGTTGACCAACTCATCGCTTATAGCCGTTGGGAACTTTCCAAGATTGCGCCTATCCGCATTGTGCGCGAACAGCAAACCGTACAAGGTATCACCACATACACCACCGTAAAGGGTTGGAAACAAGGTGTTGCAGTATTGCGTCCGTTGGGCTATGCAGGTGTACTTGTACACGCAAAGGTTGCCGACGTAGAGTTGATGCGTAGCGGTGAGGTAAACAAGGGGATTGATTTCTCACTGGCAAAGATACAAGGTTTCTTGAACGTCATCAACAAGGTTACTCCGAACGGCATGCTCAAGTCTTACCACACGGATGTTATCGGACGTTATGCTACAGTGCTTGATGAAAGCATGTACCACGTTGTTGTTGACACCACAACAGCCGACTCCTAAACGCTATGCGAATGGCACACTATGGTTTAATTAGTTAAGAAAGGAAAAAGAAAGATGACAGTACTTGAATGGCTTGAATCATCGACAATGTATTCATCGTTTACAACGAAGAATTTCATTAAGATAGCCCTTGACCGTGGTATTGACCCGTCGGCAGACGCTTACAACAACATCACCGTCACGCAAAAGGAACGCGACCTCTTGACCGCTGACCTTATATTCATGGCAGTATTGCTTAGGCCGTCCAATACCGCATCTTTACAACAATCCCACAACGGCTACCAAAAGACCGTAGGGCAGGAGCAAGATTTCTATCAAGACGAAAAAATCAAGTATGCCATTCGCATATACAAGAACTACGATGACCCAAAGGGAAAGGAACTTGAGGAATATTTGAAAAATCGCAAAATCAAGTTCGTGCCTATCGAGGACGTAATACAAGTTAATCCAACATACGATGCGTAACGAAATATCCGAATATCCGTACCAAGGAATAGTCAAGCGCACTATTTCGGGAAAGGGCAACGATGACGATACCGTTGTTGAGATATACAATGGTGTTATGGACGAAACGATGCAAACGGACGATGAAGGACGTGTATTGCAAACGTCATCCTACGTTATATCAATGCCTTTGACACAAGATAGTGATGGCAATTCTATTATACCAAGAAAGGGTGATACGGTGGAATTAGTACGTTTCGGAGAAACGCTTTTGTTCACGGTAGATAATGCCGAACCGTCACAACTAATGGGAGTAAGTGTATATTGTACACGTAACAAGTGGAAATAGGCAACGATTATGGCAACAAAGACGAAAGTTAAGATTAACATAAGGAAATTGCGTGAGGATATGCTTAAGAAAGTTTCTAAAACGCAAGCAGAACGTCTTATTGCTTATGCCGAAAGCCAAATTTCCCAAATGGGTGACAAATTGATTGAAAAGATGCGTGGCAAGCCAAGCGACCGAACGCATAACATGTTGAATAGCCTTGTGTGGGCGGTATATTATGACGGGAAAGAGGCAAAGCATGGCTACTACCGTAAGTCCGCTACAACGAAAGGAAAGGCATTCTTGCATGAATTGGGCGACAATCCTATACCAGTAAATGGACGCAATCTTGCAAAGCAATTCTTGGCGACGTATCAACCAAGGGAAACGAATGGGTGGGAAATCGTTTGGGGCGTACTTGCACCGTATTACGCATATTGGGAGCAAGGTCACGACAATATTTTCTACGGGAAATTTGTGAAGTTTGACATGATGACCCAACGGTATGACCACATCAAGCAAGAACTTGGCTCTAAGGTAAACGTAACAATAGAAATAAAAGTACCGAAGTATTAAAAATAATAAGTGTAGGTAAAGATGATTAACGATTCACGAATAGACATATACAACTATCTTTCGGACTTGATGAAACAAGTTTCGGAAAATGTGTACACTATGGGAGAACCTACGGAAACAACGGAAAGTGACGTTGATGACGGCTTTATCGTTATCCGTGTAGGCACATTAAACGATGATTCGGAATTTTCTTGCGAAACTTATCTTTGTGCGCGTTGTTACGTTACCGCTTATGTTCCTAAAAAGACACGTGGACGGCTAAATAAAACGCTTTATAGGGCATTTGAAAACGGTATCAATACCATTATCAATACCGAACAAAGCGAAAACCATGACGGACAATATTTCATTGTTCCAGATACGACAATATCTATGGACGATGACGAAACGGCACAAAAGGGAAACCAATTCCACGTGTTCACCAAATCATTCATCGTAGGAACAGATTACAAACAAGAATAACGAAAAGAACAAGAAAAAGAGATTATAAAAAACAAGTTAAACTAAATAAAGAAAGGGAAAAGATTATGGGAAAAACAACTGTTAAGGCAATTGCCCTCAAGTACGGTGACACTGCCGCCGCTGCTCCCGCAACCAAGTTGATGGGTGTTTTGAAAGGTCTTGCTATTGGTCAGGATGAGCCCGAAAGCACCGAAATTGAAGCCGAGTTCTATGATTCGCCTTTCGACATTTTCTACGACGGCAACCCCGTTACGATGACGTTTGAACTGGCTAACTACGAACTTTCCGAACTGCCTGCACTTTTCGGTGGTACTTACGATGCGGAAACCAACACATACGAGGGTGCTGCTAACGCTTTCACCAGCGAGCACTCTTGGGAACTTGAGTTCCAACGTGGTCACGCCTCTTTGTACATCTACAAGGGTCTTACCATCGGTACTATCAAGAAGGATGCAGACGGCGCGTTGAACTATTCCGTAACCATTACGGCATTGGTTCACACCGACGAAAATGAGAAAGACCACATGTATAAGATTAAGGGTCGTGCTACTACCAATAGTGGTGGTGGTACTACTACCAATCCTTAGCCATTAGACATGTAGGCAACACTATGCTTTCGTAAACATGGGGGTGCGTTAAGGGTTCATCCCTTATATGCACCCCTTGTTTATTTGAAAGCATACACACAACAACAAAAGCGTTTACGAAAACAACAAAGAATTTACGATTTACAAAGCATGAAAGATAATACGGATAAGGCAAAAAGCGAACAATCGGAAAATGAATTGCAAGATTTCCCTATTGATGTTAAGCGGACGTTGATTGACATTATAAATGATTGTCCGTCACTTGTACGCTTGGGAACGAAAGAATATAGGGTTGAAAACATGCGTTATTATTCGCTATATCGCATTTGCAGGCTTGTCATGGATATGTACAAGGCTGACGAGTCTTTAGATGATGACAACAAGATTATAACGGCTTTATGCACAGACCTTGACGCAATGTGTGAAATTGTCGGCATTGTGTTATGCAACCACTTGTTTACACCTGAAGGAAATAGGATAGAAACGTTCGAGCAGATACGAACAAAGAACGACTATTATATTAGCGTTATGAAAGGCGTGGTTATGCAAAGCACTTATGAACCTAACCAATGGGCGGCTATCATATTGGGGGCTATAAAGTCTATCGACTTGTCGGGTTTTTTTTTACTCAAAAAATCGGTGAGTACGCTTACCAATTCTCTACTGACGAGGAAGAAGAAATCAGTGGAGACAGCATCACAATTTATGGAAGCACAATCCTTGCAGACGCAAGCGACTTCCTTCGAGCGTTTCCACAGTACCGATTAGACGATTATCTTTTCCGTCTTAGCATAGCCCAAATACAATTCATGGCGGTTGACAATACGCATACGAAATATTTGCACGGTCACGACAAAAAGGTTTGGACGAACTATAAGGAGGCTTTGGAATCGCAAAGGAAATTGGATAATTTCATGGCAGGGTTGGGCAAGTTTGATGACTTGAAAGAAGGCGAAGAAATCGATATACCCGTTAGGCCGCAAAACAGCAAAATGATTATTGATAAGAAAGAAAACAAATAACTATATATATGAATGACGATGTTATAATAGTCGGTAGTCTTAACGACAAGGAATTGCGTAATTCGATTAATGAACTTGTTAAATTTGTCGGCAATAAAACTAACGATATGGCGGACAAGTTCACCAAAGGTCTTGACAAGATGAAACTTGCCATGAAAGATTTTGCCGTTACGCAAAAGGTTAGTGTTGACTTGATGAAAGAGGCTTGGCGCAATATGTCAAGTTCTTTTGATGCAATGGTAGCGGCACAATCCGCTGTTGGCAGCCGTGGTGGTACAAGTGGTGGTGGTTCAAGCGCACAACCTAACACCATTGCGGAATTAAGGGCAAGAATAAAAGAACAAGCGGAAATTGTAAACCAACAACAACGTGGAACGATTGCGTTACAAGAACAAGTTAACATACATGGGAAATTAAGAAGCAATCTTAGAGATGAACTTAGGACAACAGAAGAAATAACACGCGCAAGAATAAAAGAAAGTCTAAAATCGGCAAAGTTGCTTCCCAACAACGATGTAGCACAAATAGAAAAACAAATACAAGCCCTTGAACGTATTCGCAATAGTATGCGCAATGCAGGTTTTTTCAAGCCTTCGGAAATCCAATCCGTTTCAAGGGAAATCGACAAGTTACGCGATAAGATAGACAAGATACGTAGCAAGCAACCTTTGAAGATGCGTGACGTTCTTGGCATGGACGAATCAAGCGTTGATGCTATCGCAAAAAAGATGGCTGCTTTAAAACGAGTTTCCATTAACCCAAATAATGCTACACAAGTAAAAAGATTAGGAGATGAATACCAAAGGCTTTCACGTTTGCAATCCGAATTGCTTGGTAGAAACATACAAGCCACACATTCAAACAATATGTTGGCACAATCTTTTGGATATATACGTAATCGCGTCGTCTATGCGCTTACACTTGGTGCGATAACCAATTTTACTAAGCAAATCTATGAAATTCGTGGGCAATACGAATTATTAGAGCGTTCGTTAGGTGTGTTGGTTAATTCTTTTGAGAAAGGTTCACAGATATTCCAAGAGTTGAATACAATGGCTATTGAGTCGCCATTCACGCTTATGGAACTTGCTGGTGCTGCAAAACAACTTACAGCATATAACTTTGAAGCTAACGAGGTTGTTGACACTACACGTAGGCTTGCGGATATTAGCGCGGCTTTGGGTGTGCCTATGGAACGATTGGTTTACAACCTTGGTCAGATACGTGCGCAAACGGTTCTTACAGCACGTGATGCGCGTGACTTTGCCAATGCAGGTTTGGCTATCGTTCCTATGCTTGCCAACTACTACACCGAACTTGAAGGTAAAGTGGTCAGCACGGGAGATGTGTTTGACAGAATGAAAAATAAGATGGTTTCCTACACCGATGTTATGGCGGTATTAAACAAGATAACCGACCAAGGCGGAAAGTTCTTTGAGTTCCAAGCCAAGCAAGCCGAAACGTTACGTGTGCAAATGGCTAATCTTACCCTTGCATATAACAATATGCTTAACGAAATGGGTGAGAATAATCAAGCATTGCTTTCGTTACCAATACAAGGATTGAAAGCGTTGCTGCAAAATTGGTCTTCGGTTAATCGCGTCTTAGAGAACGTTATACTTTCGCTTGGTTTTTTGAAAGTTGCCCAAATGATTGCCATCCGTAACAACATGGCATGGGCTGCGTCAGCAGGAAGCACAGCAAAACAAATGGGCTTTCTTGCAAACACCATAAAAGGACTTGGCAAGTCAATTGGTGCAATGGCTGCAAATCCTTGGACATGGGTATTCTTGGGATTATTAGCCGTTACAGACCTTATAGGACAATTCCGTGCGGCACGTATTGAATTGGAAAAACTTAATGATGAAATACGTAAAAATGCTACCGAAGCATCCAATTCTAATATTGATTGGCTGAATAACAAGGGCAACAAAGCGATACGCGAGGCGGCAAAAGAAGGCAAACTTTCCGCAGAACAAGCCGCAAAAGCGTGGGAAAGTGTAGAACAACAACTTAACCAATCCGCATCGTCTGCAAACGCTTTAATCGGTGAACTTTGGCAAATAAATAACGTAAATGAACGTGTCGCAAAAGGATTTGACTATGTAGAAAAAATACAAAAGGCTCAAGCAGCACTACAAGACTTACGAGACGATACAATAGAGCTTACTTCCGACAAGGGATGGTGGGGTGTGTTTGGCGAAGGGTTGGTAAGCGACCTTAAAGATTACGCAGACACAACAAACAAATATCTTGAAATTGCACGCAAAAACAACAAGGATATGCAGGCTGCAATGGAATGGATGGGAAAGATTGGTGAATACAAAAACGACAGAGAAGAATTTCTTGAAGAGATTGAAACAACTGCCGAAAGCATCAATAATTTCATAACGGCATATAACATTACAGACCCATTGCAAATCAACGAAATACTTTCACGTGTAAGGGCGCAAATCAAAACACGTAACCCTGAAATCAAGGGCGAATTGGCTACATTGTTTGACGTGTCGTTAGACGAACGTATGTCCGCACTCACCAACGGAGCAGTTGATAAAAATGCGTCTTTGTGGGCTATGTTCATGGAACGGTTAAAACATAACTACCATCATGCTTTTGAAGATATTACTGATGAATGGATTAAAACAGGTAAAGGGCTTTCGGATGCACAAATAGACGAGCAGCAAAAGGCTATTGACCAAAACTTAGAACATTTTAAAGATGCAATGCCTTTGTATTATGATGCCATCAAGAAAATGGTTGACGACGCAAGTCAATTAAGAATACAAATTGGCATCGCTTTCAACGCTCAACAATTAACCGACTTCCAAAAGCAAGTACAAGAGCGTATCGGGAAAGCACCAAAGGTACTTGATTTTGGTAATGATTCTATGTTGCCAACGCAAAACGACAACTTACAAACATGGGTTAAGACTCAACAAGATGCTATCAAAGCTTTACGAGAACAGAACAAGTTGTATGCAAAAGATAGTTCCAAATGGTCAAAAGCCCAAATTAAAGCTAACAATGATGAAATTCAACAACGCAAGAACTTACTCGACCTCTTTAATCAATCTTACGAAAAAGAGAAAAAGACAAAGGGTAAGACAAGTACGGATTACGTTGCCGAAGCAATAAAACAAGAATTGTCTATCATCAAGGAAATGCGTAGCAACTACGACAAGTTACGCAAGGCAGGCATAAGAGATACCGATGCACTTAAACTTTCCGCACAAGGCTACGAATTGACGCTTGAACGTGTTAACAACGTATTGCAAAAATTTGGCATTAGCAAGTTTAACGCAAGTGACTTCGCGGGTAAGAACGTTAGACAACTGCTTGATAGCCTTACAAAGCAACGCGATACGCTTATTGCAAGCGGTAAGGTCAAGACATCGAGCCTAAAGGATTTGGAAGTGGAAATCCAAAAACTTACGATTGATGCAAAGACCTACGACATGAAAATGATTACAGACGGCTTGAATAGCGAACTTGGAAAATTGAAAGATGAATACGAGTTGGCAGTCGAGTTGGATGCTAATCCAGAATTGGGTAATATGTTTCTTGACATGTTCAATATTGACGCATCAGATTTTCCAAAAACGATTGACGAATACATGTCACGCGTACAACAAGAATTTGATAACGCAAGAAAGAAACTAAACCTCGATGTTCCTCTCAATATTTTCAAGGCTGGTGCCAAAGAATGGGAAGAATGGGGTAAACAAGTCGGTCTTGTCGTTGATGTACTTGACGAGAACGGAAATGTTATTGGCAAAAACACGGATGCGCTCGACAAGATAACGCCAAAGTTCAAAGAAGCACAAGGTGTTGCTAAGAAGTGGGCGCAAGATACGGTTAAATCAATACAAGACCTTGAATACAAACTCGGTGACATAAACAAAAAGATAGAAATAGAAAACGCCAAGTTAAAAAAACTTGAAGACCAAGCTGCAAATGAAACAAATGCAAGGCTGAAACATTTGTTAGAACTTCGCATACAAGAACAAAAAGAGGCAATAGAAAAGTTGAAGATGGAAAGCGTAAAATTGCTTCCATTCTATGAGAACTTATTCGGCGACATGTATAATGTTAGTGTAAGAAAACTAAAAGAGATTGCCAAAGTAGCAAAGGAAGTAATGTCTCCAAGACAAGGTAACAGCGGAGTTGGATACACACAAAGGACTGACAACAAGGGAAAAGTCGTGTATGATATATTTGCCAAAGACAAACAAGGGCAAATTAAAAAGACTACAATTTCTCTTGAAGAATACATTAAGATAAACAAGCAAATTGATGGCGTTCAGCAAAAGATAGCTGAAAGCAGCCCTTGGGAAAAGATAAAGGATAGTTTCTCAAAGAAAGAAGGTGGCGGTTTGAAAAACTTCGCATCTGGGATGGATGCTATCGGTGGTGAAATGCAAAAGGTGGCAAACATAACAAAGGAAATTGGCAGCTTTGCAGAAGCACTTGGCGCTGATGAAAATACTGTGGAGACAATTAACGACATTGCAACATCAATAGGAGGCGTTGCTACAGCCGCACAAGGAATAGGACAGATAGCAAGCGGCGACTACATAGGCGGTGCTGCAAGCGTTTTAAGCGGTGTTACAAGCGTTATTGGAACTTGGATGGACAATCGCGACAAAAAGATAGATAGAGAAATTAAAAACTCGGAACTTGCCGTTAAACGACTTGAAAACGCCTACAAGAACTTGCAACGTGCGATAGAAGAAGCTTTCGGTGCGCAACAAATCGGAGCACGTAAGGCAGCTATTGTCAACAAGGAATTACAACTTGCGGAATTACAACGCCAATTGCAACTTGAAAGGGGGAAGTCAAGCAAGAAACGCGATGCGGGACGTATTGCCGACTTAGAAGGACAAATTATCGAATTAGAGAACGAACTAAAGGATATGCGTAATGACATAACAAATTCGTTCTTAGGTATTTCAAGTGTTTCCGATGCCGTAAAAGCCATGATGGATGATATTGTGAACGCTTTACGCAACGGGGAAGACGCTATGCAAGTTTTCAATGGTAGCATTGATGATATGATTGCTAACATGATTAAACAAGTGTTCGCTGCAAGAATACTTGGCCCAATGATTAATAATATTTGGGAAAATATTGACAAAGATATTCAAGAACGTGGTAAGGGTTGGGATGATATTTTGGTTAAAATGCGAAACGCCTATGACCACATAAAAACCATCACAAACGATACTGGCGAAGGTTACTATTTATTAAAAAACAAAGATGGAGGTTGGGCTTACACAACAGATTGGGGAACGGCTTATTATGATTACCTTACAAAAGGCTGGCAAAAAATAACATACGAAGAATGGAAAGCCATGATGGAAGGCTACATAAACCAAGCGCAAAAAGCATTAGAGGAAGCTACCACACCGACAACGGATGATATTCGCCGTTGGGCAGGTGACTTGCGTGATGTTTCGCCCGAACTTGAAGGATATATCAGTGAACTTGAAAATATCTTGCATGAAATGGGGCTTATCAAAGACGCTACAAGCGAACAAGCACTTAGCAAATTACAACAAGGCATTGCCAGCGTAAGCGAAGATACGGCTGGGGCTATTGAGGCTTACATGAATAGTGTATCGCAGCAAGTCTATCTGCAAAGCGATATTCTTACCCAAATTCGTGATACTATCCTTGGATTTGAACTTGACGCACAAGTGGCTACGTTGTCGCAAATGCTTTTGCAATTACAACAATCGTATGTTGTACAGCAAAACATCGAAAACCTATTGCAAAACGTCATCAATCCAAGCGGACGTGCATTTATGGTTGAATTAGTAAGTTAAACAAAAAAAAGGAAATTGATATGGAAAAGGAAATGTTTTCTTTCTACAAAAACGCACTTAGTGGGGCAATAACGACCCCGCTTTGTGCGGAATATAAGAATGAATGGAGAGCGTGTGGTGATGATAAAGAGAAGCTTATTAGCCTTGCGTTACGTCAACAATCACTGCCATACATTATCACGCATTGCTATCAAGGCAAGGGAGTAAGCAAGGAATACATTCTTAACGTCTTTAGCAATTATATCAATGGTAGCAAAACGCTTAAAGATTGTGACGGAGAACATGGGTACACTTATGAAATGTGGGTCGGAGAGAACGATTATTTTCTTAAACCATGCGCAGATGTTACTGCGTATATGTGGGTTAAGGATGTAACGTTGCGCATAGGTGAAACAAAGTGTCCTATCATATATATTGGTTGTGGGTCAACGGTTAAGATTTCACCAGAAGGGTACAATTCCATTTGCGTTTACTTGTTTGATGATAGCAAGATTGTGATTGATGATTGTGGTGATGAAACGACCAAAGTTTTCATTTACAAATATTCAAAAGATGCGCAAGTGGAAATTAGCAAGTATTGTCTTGCAGATGTAAAAACATTTGATAAGGAACTTAGATTATAGGAAACGAAGATTATGGCACAAGATTTAAGAAACAAATATTTCGTAAAGAACACCGAAAACGGTACTTTTGCGGACGTTACTACATTGTTTGATGGTGTACGTGTGTTAAAAGTTGATGGTTTTCTTTCCAAGGGAAAGCCAGTGAACATCTATACGGCACAATGGATAAACGAGCAAGAAGAGGATTTTTTGATAACCACCGAACACGAAAACGTCCCAATAGTTATCCGTGAAAACGTTGATTTGGAAATAACGTTCATCGTTCATAGCAAGTATACCACCAACCATAATATTGACGTTATGACACAACACAATGCTTTTGTTGACTATATGACGAATAGTGACGTGTGGGTACAATCCTCTTATGTAAACAATCGTTATGTGCATTGTGTATGCTTGAAAGAATACAAACCTACGACTGTAAAACTGCAACGAGGAAACGCATCATGGGTAATGGGTACTTTGACCTTACACACACTTGATGCACCGACGCAATAAAAGATATGATTACGTTTTTCATGCTAACATAGACAAAGAAAGAAAACTTTGTTGTTGAAGTTGAGAAAGGCCGCAGTCCGTGAGGATAGCGACCTTTCATTTTAAGCAACACATCTGGGAAATTGTTTGCACTCATATCGTCTTTACAAAGATTTTCTTGTACCAAGGCAAGTTGTTGTACCAATCAATTTGCGCTTGCAAAGCGCAAATCTTGTCGGCCAAATCCTTGTTGTTTTGCGATACCAAATCAACTTTCTCATTTGCGGTCGTAAGCGCATCGTCTTTGTCGGCAAGTTTTTTGGAAAGTTCAGCATTAATTTCATTGACCTTTTCAACATCTTTGATTGCCACACCTCTTTGTTCAGTCATGTCATCGAGTGCTTTTTCAAGCGTGTTGATACGCAAGGCTTTCTTTTCGTTCAATTCGACCGCTTCATTTGTGTATGCTTTTGCGTTTTTAAGTTCAGCATGCAAGCGTGAAACCTCTTTCTGTGCTTCTTTCTTGCACTTTTCAAGGTCTTTACGGTAACGTTCATTAGCAGCCTTGTAACCACCGATTTGACGTTTCAACGAAATAATCTCACGCCTCATTTCTACGTTTTCTTTATTTAGAACGTAGATGGTCTTTTTCATGTCTTGTTCTTTTTCCATAATTACGCGATTTTTTTAATTTGTAAATGATAACATATTCTTGTTTATAAACAATTTAGAAATCGGGTTCATTGTAAGCGTCCAAATCGGGTGTCCCTGTGGAATGTAATAGGCTTTCCTTAACCATCTTACGTTCTTGTTTCACAGATGACCTTGGATAACTTGCTTTTTGTATGCTTAACCCCAAACAACTATACCCTTCTACTATTTTTTCTTGTTCTATTTCATAGGGCTTCATCTTGGCAACTATATCCACTAACATCCCGTTACCAAAATATTTGTTTATAAAGGATTTCATTCCGTTTGGGAAAATCACTTTCCATGACATATATTTATCATCAACGATTTCTCCGTTTGGACGTTTAAATCCTGCTTCGTAATCGTCAATAAAAATCAAACAAGCATCAGGCAAATATTTGATTGTATTTATAAAACCTTGTAATATAAATCTATTCATGGTTATTCATTTTTCGATTTAAGCCACTTTTTAGCCGTTTTAAGCACATTTCTATGCAACTGCGGTGTAGTTGACTACCGATGCAATAAAATGCGCTTGTAGGGCTTTATTTTTGGTTATCTGTTTCAACATAATCATATATACCTCGCAAATATAATGTTGGCAAAATGCTTTTATGTTTATTATAACAAGAATATAATGTGTGCGCATTGATATTTGTTTTTCGAGAAATTTCTGCAATAGTATAAACGTTTCCGTTTTTGTCAGCAACATAATGGTTTGTTGTTCTATTTTGAGACTGCTTACCAATGTCTATCCATTTGCAGTTTTGTGGCTCATATTGTTTGTTGTTGTCAATCCTTTCTATTGACAGTCCACGTTTCCATCCGTTATTAATTGCCCAATTAAAAAAGTTATCAAAATTATCTTTCCACTCATCACACATTTTAATCCCACGTTCGCCGTAGTATTTGTAATGATTATTTTTAGGATTATAACAACGCGCTTTTATGTTAAGCCACGTTTTGTACAAATCGTGATTCCTTAAACCGTGCTTTTTAAATCTTTCTTGTTTTGATTTCAAAGCGTAGCATCCACAAGATGTTGTTGAGCCATTAATTAAAGATGTCCCCACAACGGTAACTTTTTTACCACAATCACACAAGCAATCCCATGTCGCCTTTCTATTTTTATTTAGTCCAACAAAATCTTTCACAATTAGCCGGCCAAAACGTTGACATTTTAAGTCATGTATTTTTCCCATTTTCTTGATTGTCTAATTCTAAAACTGTCAATATACTATATACGGCAATATCAATCAAATTGTCTTGCATACTTTCTTCAATATTCATCTTTTCGCCCTTAACCATTTTCTTGATACGGTTAAGTTTATCGTTGATACGCGCAACGGCAGGTATAAAACCGAACTCTTTTATCGTATCGCCAAAACTATTTCCATAGTCAGCATTTTTCTTTTTATACGTTTCGCTCATTTCCCAAAGGATTTCGCTAAACTTGTCAACATTACTACTTTCCATTTTTATTATCTTTTTCGTATTCAAATAATATTCCTACAATAGCACGGCAAATGTCGTATCTTGATGTATTTTGTGGTAATCTATCCCAATTGAAGCAAAGCCAATCGGCCAACTTATCCATACCGCCTAATTGAGAAAGTGGCGTTTCTTGAATGTCACACGCCTTTAAAAGCATGAAACAATCATTAAGGTACTTACCCGTTGAATAGGATTTGCCGTACATGTGCTTTACGACTACCCAAACGCCTTCCTCTAACCCTTTGTCAATGCACATGGATTGTGGTTCATACATGACTTTCTTTCCACGCATCACCTTTCGGTAAAGCACGTTGTCAAATGGCGGCTCGGGTTCACGGTAAGGTTCGTAACGACCTTTTTCGTTTTTTACGTAAAGTTTTTGTTTCTCCATTTTTTCTTTAATTTTGTTGCAAATATAATGTTTTGTTTTGAATATGCCAAATTTTTATATCTTTTTTAACTAAAAAGGCGCATTATCGTCATAGCAAGGTTCAAACGGCATGTCGTTGTTTGCGTTATTTGCCGTTTCCTTTGCTTGTGTTGCGTTTTCTTGTGGTTGGCTATACACTTGCCTATCATCAAACGAAATCGCGCTTTGTGCGGGTGGCAATTCCCAACCATATTGTACATTTTCATCTATCGTATTCTTGAAACGCCGACTTTCGATTTCATATTGCATACCTACCATAAGGTCAACGACACCATAAAGTCTTTCTTTACACACTTCAACAACATTTCCAAAACCTTGGAAACGTTGGATTTCACCTTGCCCAAAAAACTCAGCTCCTGCACGGAAAAAGTCATTATTCACACGATGGATTATGAATATTTTATCAACCGCATTTTGCAAATCCGAAGTTCCGCTTATATCGTTCTTTCTAAGGAATGTGGTCACTTTCCTCGGGTGTGCAACCAATATAATGTGGACTTGGTTCTTTTTAGCAAAGTCCTTTATTTGTAAAATCAATTCACGTTGTTTACTGTTCTTGTCACCATCAAGAATGTCAATATCAAGGCTAAACAAGTTATCCAAAGCAAACACTTTTACACCAGCCTTTAAGAGTAATTCCATGTCGTGAAAGATTTGCTGCCATTTTGCACCGTAATCGTTGTTATACAAGAAAAACTTTCCATCTAACCATTGGTCTATACGTTCGGCTATATTATTCGGCACATAATATTTCCCGTCATCATACGTTGATTGCCGTAGGTTATTCTTACCTGCCGCAACCATTTGCACCCACGTTTTAAGAATGTCTGGCCGTAATTCTCCCGACCATAGCGCAACCTTTGCGCCTTGTTGTATTATATTTAGCAATAATGTATTCAACCACGATGATTTACCACTTGCGTTACTACCAGATAATATGGTTACTTCGGACATATAAAGACCGATTATATTCTTGTCGAGTTCGGCAAAACCAGTAGCATAATGTTCCAACTTTGACAAATCCACTTTTTGTATAGATGACATGGAAAGCCACTTTTCTCCAAGTTCTGGCAATACGTCCTTTATTTCGTACTTTGGCTTTTGCGGCGCATATTGACGTGGTGCATACATTTGTGTTTGATATACTGGCTTATTATACGCATCGGGTTCATAGAATTGGCGAAAATCAAACCATGTCCTTGATTTACAATGATTATGGAAACAAGAAAACGTGATTTGTCCGTCTTGTGCCAAAAACAATGCGCTTTCCCATTCCTTTTTACTGCTATGTGTATCTTCCCAAGGGCAATGACGCAAAACAAACTTTGTACTATTACCTTGCGTTGTTTCTTTATATTCTATGTTATATGTTTTTAGCCATGTTCGTAAATCGAAATTGGTACTTAATTGATTTCTATAATTTTGATTAGGTACGTTCTTTGGTTCTTCCTTTGGCAATAAGTCCGCTATCTTTTGGAACAAAGCGGCATCATTGGGAGTCATATCTGACGGAACTTTCAATATGCGCGAAATACGCCATTTCCTTTCTTGTGTGTCACTTCCTTTCTTAGCCCATGTTCCAATAAGTTTATCTATTCTCGCAGGGTTGAAGACTTTTTCGTCTATTTCAACGTTTTCGTCGGAGAACATCTTTGATAAAGATTTCAAGAAACGCTTTATTATTTCTGTGTGAACATCATCATTTGGCATGTCGCAAGGAAGATAAACATGATAGCCATTACCAGATGTTGTTATCATCGGCTCTTTAAAACCTGCTTTTATCAGATACCTATAAATATCAACAGCCTTTAAATGTGCCTTTTCAAATTCCGCATCACTTGCACTTATCCCTGCCGCACGCGACGGGTCTAAATCAACAAGAACAAAACGCCTGCGTATTACGTCTCCGTCGGCGGTCGTTGACTTCGGCTTCTTTACAAATACGTCGTGTTGCTCGCGGCTATACAAATCCTCGTTGATTTCGTTCAACGTGAAATACGCTTGCATAGCACCATAGTATTGCATGTTGTTATGGTCAAGCAAAGGACGTATTTGGGCAATAAGAGTATCAATATCCTTGAAATACCCACTATACGTATTCTTTCCTAACAAGCGTATCTCTACCAACTTGTTTTGTGGGTTGAATACGCTCCACCAAAGCCTTATTTGCGATTCGTCTATTTCGTACATGTTACTAAAACAAACTTAATTGTGATTGTTCTTTTTCTATTCTTTTTTTTGCAATCTCGTAATAGTTCTTATCCAATTCAAACCCTACAAAATTACGCTTTTCTTTAATACACGCTATAGCCGTCGTGCCACTGCCCATGCAGTTGTCGAGAATTACCCCACCCGTTTCGCTGTAAGTGCGGATAAGATAGCGGATAAGCTCGACGGGCTTCTGCGTGGGATGGAGCACGGTGGTTTCATGTTCTTTCTTGATGCGAATGATACTCGTGGGAAACTTCTCGCCAGGCCGTGTCGGCTCTACCTTGCGTATCTGCTTGTCGTAGTCGTAGGTTCGCCCGCTTTTAAACTTGCCGTAGCAGTTGTTGGTTTCCTTGTGCTTGCCGTTCCCCTGCGGATGACGCGGATGACTTGGTGTGCCGACGGTCATCTGCGGATGATAGACGGGCAGCGACTTGTAGAACACGGCGATATCCTCATGACAGCGCAGCGGCATGCGGTTGGCATTGAGGAAGCCTGTCGAGCGACACTTGTCCCAGACAAGGTTGTATCGCCAGAGTTTCGGCTGCGACATCATCAGCTGTGCCGTGAACATTCCCTGACAGAACAGCAGGATGGCCCCATTGTCCTTGATGACGCGCTTGTACTGCTCCCATAGCGGTTCCATCGGAATGAGTCTGTCCCATTGTGCGTTGGGGTTGTTCTTGTGCAGAACCTCGTATGGCAAGTCGCAGATGATGGCATCCACCATCCCGTCTGGAATCATCTTCATCCCTTCGAGGCAGTCCATGTTGTATATTTTATCGAGTTCTATCATATCTTATCCCAAGTTTTAGTTTCGCTATTCCAAACAATATAACCGCCACCATTACCAAGAAACACCTTTGCGCCGTTAGGACGGTTTTCATCGGTATATCCATCGGAAACATGACCGTAGTACATTCCTACGTAAACATAACAATTTAAATCGTTGCTCCATGATAATGCACCGTCCGTTAGCGGCATATATACCTCATTGGCTTTGTCTTTCTTGTCTAACCTTGTAGGGTCATATATTACCTTGTTTTTTGAAAATACGATTGTGGTAAATGTTTTATCGCGTAGGTATCGTTCAAAATCCTGTTGGAATTGTAATTCACGACTTGTTACATAAGCCTTGATATGTGGAAGTACCATTTGCTTCTCACTTTCAGTTAGTTTTTTCCAATATGGTAAGGATTTGCCCTTTTTCCCTTTTCTCCTATATTCAATCCAACATTTTTCAAAAAGTTCCACATCGCTTGCACTTTTAGATAAAGATTCTTCTTTATCTTTTTTCAATTTAGTATTATCTATATTATTATTGGGTGAAATTTTTGCACTACCCTCATCTATATTTTGCACTGGTGGTACAATTTTTGCACTACCCAATGAATAAGCGCAAAAAGTAACATTATTTTCCTTGTATGTTCTCTTTACGAGTAATTCACTTTCAACTAATTGCTTTAGAATAGCTATCACGGTGTTTCGTGTAAGGTTAGTCCATTCACAAATATAATTTATACTACCCTTAAATTCGTGTATTCCATCTTTACAAAAACCATGTATAAGGGCATAGATAATCAAATTGTTTCCGCTCAATCCAAGTTCCGTTACCATGTAGGATTGGATGGTAATATAATCGTTTCTTTCCATATTAGCAATCAATCATTAAGAAGTAAAGATACGTTTTTATCTATTTTAGCATTATCATAGTCTTCAAGAAAAATAGGATAATTGAAATTCACCAATTCTTTTTCTTTAATCCCCAATTTAACGAGGGTTTTAACATCGTCATAATTTTGGGTGCTCATAACAGCATCATGGATGTTTTTTGCTTTGTTATATCAAAATTCCAATGTTTTTCTTGTTCTTTTATGCTTTCGAAAAAAGAACAAAAGCCACACAAAATTGCATTAAAAATCGAATCACTAAAACCAAACTTTCTAAAACAATCTCGTGCATTGGTAAAATTTTCGTAAAGACTGTTTTTTTCATCGGTTATGTATTCGTGACACCTATCGCACAAAGTAATCAAATCCTTGTCTTCGTATTCCCAAGGTTTCTTTCCTTTTTCGTACACTTTGTGATGAATGTGCAACGTTCTATCCTTACAACCGCAAAATTGGCAAGTAAAATTGTCTCTTTGCATGATTTCAAGACGTTTCTTTTGCCATTGTGGGCTGGCAAGTGCCGCTAAATACTCTTTTTTCATAATTTGTGATAGTTTTAAAAGCCAACGGGCGATAATACTCTTGGCTATCACTCCAATTTCTTATCACCCGTTTTGGCGAAAATAGTAATTACTTATATCTCTACGTTTTTGCGTCTAAAGTGATAGGCAACGCATCAACGATTCTTTCTTAACAAGTGGCGCAATTAACCAATAATACCTAAAAAGATACCACCCTTTCGGGAACTACGCCACCGTTACCTTTTCAACGCATGGTTGATAGGTTGGTGCAAAGATACTACTTTTATTTCATATTTCCAAATAATTTAATGTTATTTAACTAAAACAAAGTTAATTGTTTAATTTCAGTTCCATCGGATTGTTTTACTACTCCGTTACATATCTTGTTAAAGCGTTCGTTCCCTTTGTTAAAGTATAAAGGCTCAACCTCGCACCCTACATAATCAAAGCCCATCTTGTATGCTGCTATACGGCTCGACTGGCTACCCATCATAGGGTCAAATATCAAGTCACCGTCTTTGGCATAGTTGCGCAATATCCAAGCATATAAGTTTACGCTTTTCTGCGTTGGGTGGATTTTTACCTCTCCATTAGACGGAACGTGCTCCCTAAACATCTTTGCAGGCTTATTAAAACTCGTCCAAGCGTATTCGCACATAGAAAGCGTGAAATCTATCGGCTGTTTTTTATCCCACACGATAAAGCCTTTCGTTGGTGGTAGGTCAAAATAATTACCGCCCCATATAATCTGATTCCTTGACACACGGAATAGTTCATCAAAGAACTCTTTGTCTGGTGTTTTATTGTCCCAGTCTTTTCTTTCATGCGCTTGCCGTACAGGATTGGCTGCTATGCCTATCCCGTAATTGGGGTCGGCAATACAAAGGTCGAAATAATTATTTGGCAATGTGCGCATATATTCTACGCAATCAACATTAAAAACATTACTTCTCGGTTCTTTCATTTATTTTGCTTTTATACAACAATGCACTAACTTTAGAATAAATACCGACACGTTTCAACGTCTTTATCTTGTCAAACGTACCGTCATCACAACATTGGCGATATGACTTGCCGACAATTTCTGGTATATCCTTGCGGCTAACACGTTCATCATCGACAAGTCGTGAAAGCATAGAAACCTCTTTCTCCGTTGCCTCGCATTCATGCCTCTTGTTGGCACGGATAATCGCATCAACATCAATGCCGTGTTTCTTACCCATGTAACGTAAGCGTGAAAGATATTCACGGCAAAGTTCTTGCAATCTTGCTTTCTTATTCGCCATAGTAGATGTGTATTCTTTAGATACGCTTAGAAAGGTACATCATCGTTTGCTTTTTGCGGTTGCTCATTCACGTTATTATTGTTAGCAGGTTGTTGTTGAACACCATCAATACGTTGCGCACGCCAAGCCGACGCTTCTGTGAACCATTTACCTTTCCATTCACGGCTTTCCACATCAAACGACACGTTATAAGTACCACCGATAACGATACCCATTTGCTTGAACTTATCCTCACCCATTACTTTCATGGCCACTTTCTTAGGATACTGGCCAGGGGTTTCGATGACAAACACGGTAGTCACATATTCGTTTCCGTTCTTTTGCGAAACGAATCTTTGTGGCTCTAAAATTGCAATTACTCTACCTTGAATTTCCATGATTATAATATTTTAAAATAAACTTAATTGTTGTTGTTCTAACTTTATCCTTTTGTTTGCCTTGTCGTAGTATTCCTTATTCAACTCAAAGCCGACAAAATGTCTGTCTTCACGCAGTGCTGCGATTGCTGTTGTACCTGAACCCATGCACGAATCAAGTATGGTGTCGTCAGGATTGGAGTACGTCCGAATAAGATAGCGGATGAGTTCGACGGGCTTTTGGGTGGGATGGACTCGCTCTTTGCCAGAAGGAACAGGGTAGTAAAGCATATTCGTAGGATAATTGTTTCCTTTAACCTCGTAAATCCCAGCTTTAAGGTTATTATACTTATACACACCACGTTTGACAATGTCATTTTTTCTTGTTTTTGTCTGTCTATTCCAGATAACACCCTGCGGGTTGTATTTAATGGGGCAGAGACTTCTTGTATTAACACCTGCGTTAGAGAATACGCAAATCTCTTCGGTAATCTTTAACGGCTGGTATTTGATGGCGACATGATTTGCTGCTTTGTTCTTTATCCATATCCACGAATACTTATACCACTCGACGTTGGAAGCCACAAGCGTAGATGTAAACGGTTGACATGCAAATAAACAGATAGCACCATCAGGCTTGATAATTCGCGTATATTGTTCCCACAAAAGGGGCATGGAAATAATGTCGTATTGGCGGATTCTTTTGTTGTTTCGCAGCATTTTGTCAAAGTCTGAATATGTTGTCCCATAAGGCAAATCCGTGATGATGCAGTCGATACTCCTATTCGGAATCATCTTCATACCTTCGAGGCAGTCCATGTTGTAAATCTTGTCGAGTTCAATCATAATCAAAACGGTAATTTCGTAAAACTTACCAACGGCCAACGGAAATGTTTGTTGATGTGTACCCATAGACACCCGAAAAGTAGATATGTGTACCACGATTGGCCGTTAAATCCGCTAAAACCGCATTTTCTTAGCACCTTTGCCATACATTTCAAGCTTTTTCTTGTTACGCGCTTTCTTCTTACGTCCGTTACGTTCCAATTCACACGGCTTCGCGCTTTCCACGCAAACACAATGCTTGTCACCACGAATACCTTTCCAAAAGCAACAATTCTTGCATTTCATACAACAACGTTCATCCATGACTTGTACAAGCTGTCATGTTCACTAACCGCCACTTTCCAAATCATATTGTCGAAATAAACGCAAAAATACTTGTCGTTTACTTTCGGATGATTTATTGCGACTATCTTACGCAAATCAACTGTTACCGCACGACCTTGGTAAGAAATACTAATCTTGAATGTGTTTACATACTTTTCTCCCATAATCTTATCTTATTTAATATCAAATAATCTTGTTTTTGTCACTTTTTAAGCCCGCAGGCGGCCTTTTTTGCCGTTGGTGGATAAATTACACACCGAAAGAAAAAATGCCGCTAAAAGGCTTTAAAATACGTTTTCTAATATTTCTTGCCGTGCTTGTAACCACGCGATTCGTTGTATTCCATCTTTAATTCAATATGACGCGCCAAATCAATGCCCATTTCCAACGACCAATAATGTATGAAAAACAATGCAGCACCGAACACATGACTTAATACACCACCAACTTGATTAACTTCCGTAGGTGGCCACGAAGTAAGCAATTGTACCAACGCATAAGCCTGCTCAGAAAAACGCATCTTCCCAATTTCCTGTCGCCAATCATCACGCAACGTTAAAATTTCCTCCATCGAACGGTAAGGCTTGACACCGAAATAACCGCACATATCGAAAATTCGTATGCACACATCAGCCATTTCGTCCTCGACGCTATCTTTCACATAGTTCTTGAAACGGTCATTGTACGTCAAGTCCTTGCAAATTTCAAAACCGTCAAGATTGGCATGAAGATTCTTACGGTCTGCCTCTACCGCCTCCGAAATTTCACTAATAACTAACATCAACTGATGCTCAACACTCGTCTTTTCATCGTGAAAACCGTGTTTCTTAGCCGTTTCATAAGCACGACCAATAAATTCATCTATTCGCTTAATCATAAATCTAATAAAATAATATATTTTTGTTTGTTACTTGTTTAATAATAGTTCATTGTGTTTATTTGAATGATAGCAAGTCTGGATTGTCGTAAATGTTGCCGATGACTTCAATGTATGACTCTTTTGCTCTATCATCACTAAAATCAAGATTGCCCACGCAAGAACCGCAATCAAGTTTGCATCTAAATCTAAAACCACACTTATCATTGTCATAGTAGATTATACACTTGTCCGAAAAATCTTGTATTTGACGGCCTTCTATATGGACATTCTTCCGTGTCCACAATAGTATGTCACCTTCAAACACTTTCTTTCCGTTCTTGTCACGCAAACCCGTAAACTGACCTATAGTGTCTGGGTCAACGGAGTATTGACGGTAATAATAACCATCTTTCTCGTATACGTGAATCATTGCAACATCAACCTTTCTGTTGTATTTCAAGTTTCCATAGTACCATTTTGTACCATCAAAACCACGAAATTCAATTTCCCTTGTCATAACACTATTTCTTTTTCAATTCCACAAAGTCTTAATGCGTGCTGTAGTTGGTGAACAAACGTACAAGGTAAATGCTCAACAAAAACATTTTCCGTATCAATATAAACCCAAGGTTCTTTGTGTGATGTTCTATTTCCTTGCGGAAATGCAAATCCGACTTTTACTTTGATTTCTTTAACCTCGTATTCATAATATGGGTATGGATAAACATACTTTTTGGCAACAAACCCATTCTTTTCAAGAATCTCTTGAATGATAGGGATTGGCTCTATTTCATCAAAGTCATACAAGTCATTGTAATCCAACATCACCATACTCTCACGAATTTCACAAACCTGTTCGGGCTTTTGATTATGGGTATTCATCACCCAATCGCCAATCATCAATTCGTTTGCTTTCATATACTATACAAAATCATAAATTAAATAATAAATATAAAATTCACGGTGCAAATATAATAACTTTATTTTAAATATTACAATATTAGTTCCTTATTTTATATATTATTCACATTTATAAAGGTTACTTTATATATTAAGATATACTATATATAATAATATCCTTATTACGCGCATGTAAGATAATATCTATATATAAAGAATAACACTATATAATAATAAGTTTATCTATATATACGCACACGTACACACACGCGTAATTCGACAAAATAAGCATGATTTTTACCCGATTTTCGCTTAATATGTACAAAAGTAGCAAAATAAGACGGTTTAATCATGCTTATTTGACTATTTTACCACCATACAACACAAATACAAGATACATAACCAACAATTTTTTCTTTTTTCAAAATTTCAATTTTTCGATTTTTGAAAATTTTTCTTTTTCGGAAAATTTATTTTTTTCAGAAATAAACTGTTTGCACCACACGAAAGAAAAGCACACACGCCCCCCCCACCCCCGTCTAAAACTTATAAAGTATTGATTTTCAAGCCGTTGCGTTTCCTAAATGTTCGTTGCACAAGTACAAAAACATGCCTGACCGCTTGTTTTTCAACACTTTGCAGCCAAGAATAAAAGAATGATGCAATAAAGCACGAGAAAAAAACGGGAAACGGCACAAAACGAACATGGTTTTATATTATTTGTCTAAATAAAGCGATGTGCGAATAAGGGCAAATAAATGGGCAAAATTGCGTTGTTGTGTTTCATGATATAGCAAGCAACAATTTGTCTATATAAGGGCATGGCAAACGATGTTTGATTATAGAAAAAGAAAAGGCACATAAAAGAAAATAAGATTATATAATTAAGTATATATAAGTATATATATAATATAAGAAAGAAATATAAAAGAAAGAAAGTGAGTAACCGTACCACAAGTTAGTAACTAAAAGTGACTATATAATTGGTTGGTGTTTCGTGTATGTGTGTAATATACACTAATAGCGAAAGTCTGTCCAAATAATGTTTCACGCTTATTTAGAATTGTGTGCGCACACAATTGTTAATTGCTATATTTTTGTATTGTGTATCATGCACGTTAAAACCTTTGCAGATGCCCATGAATAAAGGGTTTTAACATAATGAAAGGTTTATATTTAAAAAGTGTAAAGAGGTTAAAAAGTCTTTGTTTATGGGTGTTTCACGGAATTAACGGAATTATTTATACAATTCTAAATAAAAAAAGGTGTGTGTGTGCGCACACAAAACGGCGAAAAAATAGGGTGTGGAATAGTTCCCCACGAAACGCGAGATAACGCGACGGTGGCAAAATTGGGGTCTTTTGTACAAAAAAATCATAAATAACATTATACAATAATCGTTCATAAAGCCTTTATTTATAGGTATTTAGGTAGTATTTAGTTACAATATAATGTAAACATTATTCATTGTTAATAAATATTAACTTATTGATTATTAATTAGTTGCATTTTGAACGTTCTTACCTTAAAAATTAGGTATAAAAGCATGCAATAAGTGTTGAGATAACACTATCAAAACGGGGGCGAAAAAAGATGCTTGTTTTGTTACCAGAGAAATTAGGAACAAGACAACAAGCAAACATTTAAAAACTTTGTTTAAGCACACAAAACAATCACACCGATAATAATACACTTATAAAGCATGAAAAGCGCACAGCGGGTAAAGATACGCGCTATAAGCTTATTTATTATATATAATAGGTACGCGCATAATTGAAAGGCGGGTGCAAAGATGCGAAAAAGACTAAAAGTGTAAATGTGAAAAAGTGTTTCTAAATATATAAAAGATTTAAATAAATAACATTTTTGGCCGATTTGTTTGATATATTGAAAACTTGTTGTACCTTTGCAATGTGTTTATAACACAAGCGTTTTTTGACATGCTGAAACAACGTTTACGCGGGTGACAGTCGTGCAAATGGGAGTCGGTGAACAGCCGACTATAAATAAGGTGTGGCGGTGCCTGCCACGAGCGAAAGTTAAAAGGCGGTGAAACGTTGAAGGCTTTAGCGAAAACGCGATGATATGAGCGAGGGAAGCGAAAAGTATAAATAAATGAGTAGCAAAAAGAGCATCTAACAAAAACAAAAGAAAAGCAAAATAAAACGAAAATATATCGTTTGCCTCATGTTTTCATGTAATTTGCAAAGATAGTTAGCACTGGGAACAATGCACGAAAAAATGCAATGAATATACATGTACAAAGTAACAGAACAAATGATTTTCACGGGCTGGGAGTTTAGTGAATTTATACCAGCTCACAATTTTATTTATGTTTATTAAAAGATATAATTATGAAAACTTTAAAATTTAAATTCGATTTGGACTGCAAAGTTAGTATTTATGTACCTTCAACCGTGAACGTTAACGAGCAAACAGACAACAGCGAGCAGGTGAAGCGCACAATAACAGAGTTGGCGCAAATGTTTGGCGGTGCAACCGCATCGAAGGCCGTCGGTGGCTGGGTGTGTGCAAACGGGGAGACCGTATTAGAAGAGGTTACAATAGTTTATTCATTTTGCAGTTCTGCACAATTGCAGGAAAACTTTGCAAAGGTTTATGCAATTGCAGAGCGTATCAAAAACGAAATGCAGCAGGAAGCTGTTACACTTGAGGTGAATGGGCAAGTTAAATTCGTTTAATTTAAATTATATGGTATTTTATTATGAAAATTAAGAATCTTTTAAGCGAATACAAGAGTATTGCTAAGGAAATGAAAGCAGAAGCAAAGAATTACAACCGCCTTTCTTTGGCTGTAATGCACTCGTGTTCAGATAGAACATTTGCGGAGTATAAAAACTCTTGGAAAAAGTTACTTTCTCTTGATGAAAAAGCATATCATATCATGTACGAATACAGAAAATTTAGTGGCAGTTTTTTGTATAAAGCAATGTTTTTTCTTGGTGTAATGCCAAAACAAAATTCATTTCGCTTTGTTAACGAAAGCCGCACTCGTTTTAAGTACGAAAACATGATTAATCTACTAAATATAAAGTAATTAATAACCCACGAAGATATAATTATTTAATGTTTAACTTTTAAAAGATAGGAGAATTTATTATGTTATTCAAAAATCAAATCACTGGTGAAGAGGTTAATGTTAGCAATTTAACAATCAAAAACGACCGCATCTTTTTTTCGGTACGCGGAAAAGGTTGTGGTCAGCGTTTCTTAAATCGTAATACATGCCTCGTCCTCGATGAGCATGTTGAAGACGGTACATACCTAAAAACGGCCGAAGGCTGGGAGGCAATCAAGAAAAAGAAAAGCACATGCACACCACGGCCGAAACCAACAACAGCACCAGTCAACGAACCGACCGAGGTCGTTGAAGAAGTTGAAGAAGTAGTTAACGAAGGTATAAATAATAACGAACCAACCGAAGACGTTAACGAACAGGCTCTTATTGCAGCTATTAAAAATCTTCGTGGCGGTGATGTGGATATTGCAAAGGTACGCGAAATAGTGCGCGAAGAATTAACCAAGCTTGCAACAGCAGAACCCGCAAAGGTGAAGGCAATAATCAAAAGGGCTGGCGTTAAACCCAACGAGTATAGGTGCAGTGATTTTGAAGAGATTGCCGACTATATAGCACATGGGCAACCCGTTTATATGTATGGTGCAGCAGGTTGCGGCAAATCGCACACAGCAGAACAAATTGCATCGACTCTTAACCTCGATTATTACACACAATCACAGGTGCTATTTGCGCATGATGTAAAGGGGTACGGAGATGCTAACGGCAATTATCAAGATACGCCGTTTTTCAAAGCTTTTACAAAGGGAGGGTTGTTTTTCATTGATGAAATGGATGCAAGCGCACCCGAAGCACTTGTAGTTTTAAACACGGCAATAGCTAACCGCAGATATGATTTTCCGATTATCGGTTGTGTTGAAGCTCATCCCAATTTTCGCATAATTGCCGCAGGTAACACAGCGTTAACGGGTGCAGACGTTGAATATACAGCAAGAAGCGTTCAAGACGCAAGCACAATTAACCGCTTTGCATTTTTCGAGATGCACTATGAGAAAAACGTTGAATTTAATGTAATGGCGAAAGGTGACGAAGTTCTGTATAACTTTATAGTCGATTTGCGGAACGCAATCAAAACGGCTGGCATTCAGTTGTGCGTATCGTACCGCCAAACCTCAATACTTGCAAGTGATTTGGCACAGAAATATGGTAAGGCGAAAGCGTTAAAAAGAAATGTCTTTGGCGGGCGTGATACCGATGATGTGCGCATCATTTACGGTGCACTTAAAAATAAAGACAACGTTTGGGCAAAAGCAATGTCAGAATTGATAAAATAAAAGCCATAAGGTATTAAAAAGGTGTGCAGGTAATAAAGTATATACTTGCACACCTAAAACACGCTTAAAACAAAAAAAACAAATAGCAATGAAACATATATATAAAAAATTCAATTCATTGGGCGAATTTAGTAACTACCTACAAAGAAAGGTGCAGGATAACTTTATTGATGAGCAGTCCAGCATCGTAGAATCAGAAAGAAAAACGAGTTGTTGTAAAACAAGAACATATCAAGAAGCAAATGATTTGCTTTTGTACGGTGATAGAAAGTTACAAAAGAAAATTGAAGCAGCTGGCGTTTCTACAACACGTCTAAAATTAAAGAATATGCAATCAAAACGGCAAATCTTCAGTTGTGTGTGTGGTGTTGCTCCAAATGTACCAAATGCAATTGCATGCATACCAACGGCAATGATAAACGTGCGCGAAATAAGACAAAAGCAAAAAGTTTTAAACATTTGCTATAATTGCAGCTGTGGCGGTGGCATATCAGCCGAAAGCATAATTAACACGGCCGCAAATTTTATTTCGGCATGCATGCTTATTGAAGCATCAGGAATCAGATTAAATATTTATTTGTCAGAAATAAGCGAAATGAGCAAAACGACTTCCGCTTTTTTGGTACGCATCAAAAGTGCAGCCCAACCTTTTGATGTTCTAAAAATGTGTTATCCGTTGGCTCACCCCTCAATGTTGCGGCGGCATTTCTTTAAAGCGATTGAAGTAACAGAAGGCATACCCGCTGGTTTTGTTGGAACATACGGCCGTGCAATTGACAAAAAAGATGCAATGAAAGATGCCCTTTGTGAAGATGCAAAGAATTTCAACTCAATTCTTTGTTATTATGATTGCGCACACCTAACGGCTGAGAATATAGCAAAAAAGATAGTGGAGGGCAAATAGCAAAAGCCCTTCACTAACTTTATAAATAGGGTGCAAATGTATTTTAAGATGCAGCACAAAGGAGCAAGACCTTTACACCCGCGAAATATAATAAACGAAACACGTTTTTAAGCGTTTTAAGGCATTTATTTGCACACCTTTGTAATTTATCCACAAAGGTAAAAATAAGCGCATATCGACAAAATAAACGTACAAAGAAAAGAAATAATAATATAATGTTTAACACTAAAAGATAAGAGGACAAAAGTTATGAAAAGAAACATCAGAATCTTTGCGCGGGTGCTTGTTAATTTTATTTGCTTCCCGCTTTTTCCGACATTGTTTGCGGCGGTTGATATGTACCACTGGCACACATGGAATTATAAGATGGCAGCTCGTTTTGAGTTATCATGCTGGTGGCATAATGTTTGCGGCAAGCTGTAAAATATCCTATCTTAATTTTAAACATGTTTTTGTGCCCACTGGTGCATTTATTTTGCGTCGGTGGGCACTTTATAAGGTAGTGAGAAATAAACACTTTAAAACGATTTAAAATTATGAATACGATAACATTTTGCAATAATACGGTAAAAGAGTATAAGACGTACAACGAGTTCAGTGATGCTCGTGACGTTTTAAAAAATAGTTCTTCTGGATATGTTAGTTACTATGACGCACTCGGAGATACTCACGTTTGCGAATTTCTTGTTTTGAACAGCGGTATTAAATGTTGTGGCTTGTCACTTGACTTGCCAGATGGTTGTGAGTTGTTTGATTGTGCAGGCCATTATTCTTCGGAAGTGTATCAAACCGCAGCAGATATCGTGAAATACGAAAAGGACGATTTTTGCGGGTGGTCTATATAAAGCAAAGAAAAATGTGATATATTTAAAATATAGGAGGTAAAGTTATGGAAAAAATTATAAATTCTTTTGCTGTCCGCTTAAATATTGCGCGCGGCAGAAAAACGTACAATGAAATTGAAAACATTTTGGGATGGAAGCTCGTATATCGCCAAGGTGATTATACAATATGGAAAGGTAAAACGTTTTTCAATACTTGTTGGAAGAATGTCATTATTTCTCAGACGGTTGGGGCAACAAAAAATCTCGTTAATGCCTTGTGTAATGACATAGACTTAGAAGGTTCTGCTCACTATCGTTTGCAAAGCATGAAAAATGCTATCACGGACGGCATGGCATACGCCAAAGAAAACAATATCGAGATTATCAACTTATAAACGAAATACAATCATGTTATGAAACAAGAAAAGCAATTCTTTGTAGCGCAGGAAGATACGGACGTTTTTAACGTGTTTTCTTATGACGATTTTGACGAGGACGGGAATTATCTTCTTAACAACAATGAAGGTTACAACATTGAAGATTTTGATGTTGTTTTTGAATCATCAGACTTTAATGAATGTCATCGGTGGATAGATGTAAAATTAGGTTACGAAATTTAAAACACATGTTTAACTTTTAAAGATTATGAGTTATGGCAAAGTTCAATTTTTCAATCACGGCTCATGTTGGTAACGACATGATGGTTATTTATTCGCGTGACTTTTTCTTTAATAAGACAAGTTTTGCAGAGGACGGCCCTGTGTTCGGTATGTGTATGGGTACAATGCCTTATAGGGATTGGACGTTTGACGATGGCGATGACGTAAAAGGTACTACTTATTGTCAATACGTTTCCTACGATGGTAGCAATCGTAATTATTTGTTGGCTGTATGGTGTAAAGTTGATGAATGAATAATTAAAACAAATACGAGTATGACAAAGAAAGATTTTAATCAACGAGTGAAAGAAATGTGCGATTTTGTAAAGTCGCACGAGTACGATGACATGTGTGATGATTTAATTCAGCGCAATATCCGTAACCCGTTTACATACGCGACATGGTGCGAGAAAAACTTTGAAGCAAACCTGCGTGAAGATTACAAGCGAAAGACCACATACACCAGTGACTTCTCGATTGCCGAGTGGTGTGTTCCTATGGAAGGTATGTCTGCCATCGCAAGCACATTGAACAATGCTTTGACGAATTGGCGTGACGACATCGAATTCTTTGCCGAAATTATCATTGTGCTAAACATGAAGGCTTGTGAACATGCAGCACGAGGCAATCGTCAGTATGCAGAAATGTATTCCGAACTATATCTTATGACGAAAGACTTGTACTTTGAATGGTTCGACAGCGACAACAAGCAGCACGACGATACCATTAGGTATTATTACGATTATGTGGATTAAAAATTAAAAACAACATGAAACGGATATTTGACGAAAAAGTCTTGGTTGAGTTTTCCAAACAAGAACTTTATATTTTAAAGCAGTTAGTTTTAGAACTCATCGCTGGCGACAATTACGATAACTATACTAACGATGCTAAAAAGGTTTTAAATGATATAAGAAACATGTGAACTGATATGAAGGCAGAAGTAGGAATGAAGTTCTATAACGCTTATAGCGGTATGCATGAGGTCGTAGAGATATGCAGCGAGAACAAAGGTTTCTGGCACGTTTATAATGACGGAAAGAATCAAGTTAGAGGATTTATGTATGATGTTGCTTTCGAGCGTCTAACAAAAGTTAATGCAATATATGTTTTATGAAAGAAGACTATCCATATATGGTCGTTCCTTTTGATAAGGACGAGGAAGAAAAAGCAAAAACAAAAGGTATTCCGAGTACGTTTTGTGCAAACATTGACGTTGCGATAGATGTAATGACAAGGCAGAACAAATACTCTGGTGTTTTATGGAGAATTAAACCGACTGAAAATGAAGTTTTAAATTGGAATTTATGAAAAGTGTAATTAACTATCTCGTTTGCACGGTGGCTTTATTTGTGGCCATCGTGCTTACTTTAAGCGGCGGTTGGTGGTCGCTTATTGGGTTGTGTTGGTGTGGTGTGCTTTATCTTTCGGGTGAATTATATCCTAAATTTTGGAAATCTTTCTGGGTTTCGAATATTAGAATACTTTCGTATTTCGATTGCCTGTAAGGTGGCATTTTTACACTTAATTTTGAATAACATATAATAATTATTATATATAAATAATAAAACGTATTCTATTTACAAGAAAGTGAAGTGTGATATGAAATATATAGAAGTTAAGACGAAAGGCAATAACGACTGTAAAGAATGTTATTTTGCGCAAACGTGTGATTTTGGCGGTTGCCGCCTTGCTGGTGGTTATCATTATGAATTGAATGACTAAACAGAAATGAGTTGTTTTAAGTTATGGAATTTATTTTAATCGTTGGTGTTCTTGGCATGATTCTTACGGGTGATATATTCAAAATGGGCGGTAATAAGTAACCAACATAAAAAACGGAGGCGGTATGAAATATAAACCTTTGTAGTCGTGGAGGAAACGGCTACCGCCACATTTTTTATTAACTAAAACAAAACGATTATGAAAACAATTATCATTGTCACTGCTTACGGTGAAGACAACTACTACCAAAAAAAGTATGAAGATGTTGTTGGTTTGTATTCAAGTGTCAAAAAAGCTATTCGTGGTGCAAAAGCTGATGGTTTAACCAACAGTCAAATTGATTACTTGAATAGAATAAACGCATTCTATTGTCTTGATGAAGCGATACGAAGTAATAAATCAGGAGAAACATTCCAAGTTGATTACGAAGAAGAAACGGACAAACGAAGAAAGCCCTGTACAAGTTCGTATATGTTTAGAACTTATTATGTTGATTAAACAATCATGGCATAGTAACTTAAAATAAAACAAAACTATGAAAGTAAAAGTTCATACAAGAAACACCATCACGTATAAGAATCACTTTATACGTCGTGTGGAGGATGAGTTCGGAAACGAGTTTGTCTTAATTGACAATCCAAGTAATAAAGTCGAAAACGCACCAGCGTTGATGCAAGTGAACGAGTTTCCGTATTGCAGCATAGCGGATGCCAAACGAGCCATTAAAGGAGAGTCTATGGTATGGTTTGATGGCGATATGTGGGAATGTGGGCGCGAAGATTATTTGAACCGATTTAAAAAATAAAACAACCCAAATATGAATAATAGTAGTATGAAAAAGTATGTTAGTTGGCGAAGAGTAAGTACAAAACGCCAAGGTTCATCTGGTCTCGGCCTTGAGGCTCAGAAAGAAATCATCCGTTATTTTATCGAGCGTGATGGTGGTGATTGGATTGCCGATTACGAGGAATGTTACACAGGTACTGACCTTAGTGGTTGCGCTGAACTTAAAAAGGCTATGGACTTTGCAAGGGAAAATAATGCCGTTTTGATTATTGCAAAGACAGACCGATTTCGTAACACTATTGAAGCGTTGCAAGTATATGAGAAAATGGGTGACGGAAATATCATGTTTTGTGATTTACCGCATACCGACAAATTTACGCTTACGCTTTTCTTTGCACTTGCTGAGCGCGAAGCATTGATTGTATCAATACGAACGAAACAAGCATTGGCCGCAAAGCGTGAACGTGGTGAGGTTACGGGTGGCGCAAGTGATAAATGGAGAGAATCATACGAACAAAAAACTAAAGAACAAATAGAAAAAGAAAACGTGAAACGTGGTACGACAAAGAACCGCCGACACTTAGAAAGCCGTGACGTACAGGCTTTTGTAAAGGTGTTGCGCAATGTGTTCCCAAATGCGACACAAGGTGAATTGACGCAATGGGATTGGAAAGGTATAACAACGAAAGATGGTGTACGGCAGCGGGTTTTAATAATGATGAAAGATTATCGAGAACTTGATAGTACACTTTTTGTTAGATGGGATTTTTCGGACGTTGAATGTAGGGCTGCGCAAGTTAAACTTGCAAGTGCTATTGCAAACCTACGAAAAGCCGTTAAGACGTATGCAAACAATCAAAACAACGATGCAGTATGAAAAACAAAAATAACGACCAAATATGGGAACAATATGTAAGACTACTTAAAAATGCGTTCCCAAAACTAAAATTCAGTGGTAGTACATGGAATTGGTATAAAGTGTATAACATCGACCCTCACAACAATCCTCGATTTATGTTAATTTTTAACGCATACAGAAACACAATTAAACAAAACGTATAATTTAACAAAAAGTAAAAGATTTATGGCAAACATTAATTTGAACGAAAAAGAAAGTAGGACTCAATGCAACATGATTGCAGACTGGTTAAAGATGGGTTATTCGATTACAAGTCTTGAAGCTCTTGAAAAATTTGGATGCCTACGACTTGCAAGTAGAGTACACGATTTGAAAGAAAGGGGATTGAATATCGGCAAAAAGATTATCACGTTTCCGAACAAAAAGCGTGTGTGTGAGTATTTCTTGGTTAAACAATAAAACGAAACAATTATGGAAATAAAGTGTTGCAAGTGTTGTGGTCGTGAATTAAGTTTAGACCATTTCAAAAGAGGACGTTATGGCTATGTGTCAATCTGTCTTGATTGTGACAAACAACATCGTGCATAAAAACGTCAACAACGCATTGATGAACAGAAAAAGAAAGTTGATGATTTGCGAGCCGAAAACCGCAAGTTGTGCCTTTCGGATTTCACACCGCGTGAGTTGATGGCAGAACTGAAACGTCGCGGCTACGAGGGAAAGCTCACCTTATGTAGAAACGCATACGATTGATTTAAGCACGATTTAAGGCTTTCTAAGCGTTTTTCTTGTGTAAGGTGGGTAAGTCCGCTTTATACAAGAAACGCTTTCTGTGGGCTTAAAAATCACGTTAAACGAAAAGGAAACAAATAAAACATATAATAGCATTATGAAAAAGATTAAGTTTATCAATAAGCAAGTGAACAATACCGAAAAGTTTATCATGATTGGTAAGGTTGGCGAAAGTGTGTTTGCCGTATGCCAAAACGTGAAAGAAACGAATGACGCTATCCGATGGTGTAACACGCACAAATTGGGTGATAAGTTTGAATGTAACGATTATTCAATGGAAATTATGGAGGATTGACTATGCTTAAATTTGGAGACATCAAGAAACTTGATTACAACGACAATATGCCATTCGAGTACATTCTTGTGGACTTACTCTACAAGAAACAGATTAACGTAAACTTTGTGCTTTCATGCTACACGGATGCACTTGACAAGGAACGGCAACTTAACGCAATGCGATTCAATGAAGCTTGCTTGAACCTCACACAAATGCTTGGTGATAATTTCAAAGGTAAGGAAAAGCAGAAAGCTATCAAGAGGGCTATACACACATTTAACCTAAACACAACGCTTGTGCCGCATGTACATGATGCAAAGTACGGATATACAAGCGAGGATGAAAAGGAATGGGATGATTTCTGCGAATTGATATATGGAACTGATTTAAAAGAATAGGATTATGAAATTTTTAAAAGAATTGGCATGGAAAGTTCCATTGTTCTTGCTATGGTTGCAATGTACATGGTTTTCAAAATACGACAAACCATTTTGGTTTGATTGTGTAATTGCATTTGTGTTTTTTATTATGCTTGACTTGATTCGTTGGGGTTTAAAGAAATAGAATTATGAAGAAAATGATATTATTAATCTTGTGCGCTTTGTTGTTAACGGCTACGACTTATGCGCAACAATACAAGCAATCAGACGTTGAAGGCATTTGGCTTGTTACCGAGGCTTTTAACGAAAATACAAAGCAATGGGTTCCTTGCGATGGCGACGATGCGCAAGCGTGGGCGTTTATGTCAGAAACATTACATGGCAAGACTTTAGCGTTGCTTTCAAACGATGGCGGTGTATCTACGTTTACTTACACTATAAAGGGCAACAAGATACTTTTGTGTGACGTTGACGATGATACGCTTGTTCTTGTGACGATAAAGATTGTGTCGCTTAAACGTGGTCATTGCTTTGTCGGTTGGGTATCTACATACAATAGCCAATATAGCGCAAAGTTCAAGTTCACAAAGATAGATGAAAAAGAATAAAGATGTAAAAAACGTTAATTTTTAGCCAAATATTTTGTAATATGAAAACTTATATCTATCTTTGCATTGCTTAAAGGAAGTGGAACACCTGCAAGCGAGACATTTGAGTAGCGTTGTGATAACGAAATATTTACATACTATCGTCGGAGTTGCGGAATGTTCCACCTTGCAAAAGCAAGTCTTCTGACATTACGACGAACCACAAGGGTTGCCTGTTGGAAGATTCCAATGGGCAATTTTCTTGTGGGTGTGTAAATATGACAAAGATAATGAACATACCAATTAGCCTCATTCGGGTTTGCAAGCAGGACAAAAACTTGCTTGAACTATTGGCGTGTGCAATTATAATAAAATCCAAACATCAAAATTCTTGCTTGTACGGGCTTAACGTTACATCGTTGATGGAGTTGTTCGGTGTGTCATACAAAAAGGCACTACGCCTAAAAGAAAGCCTAAAAACAAGCAATTTATTTATCTATAACGAAAGAAAAGATTGTATCTTTGCAAAGTCTTTCAAATCTACGGAAACGAAATACTACGGAAAGAGACAAAAATATGCTGCCAAAGCTGACTATTGCAGAAAACTGCAAGTCAAGGATGGCATGATACTACGCGAGTTGGTGCGTGAATTACGAAACACCTTACTCTTATGCGCTATCAATGCAAGTGAACATGACGGCTTTAATACCAGCAGAAACAAAAAGGTTATTGCCACGAAACAGAACACAACACATTTGATGCCACAGCGTATATTGGCAAAGGTTATCGGAATGAGCAAATCATCCGTAAGTAGGTATATTGATAAGATGGAAGATAACAATATAGTAAGCAAGACACCGATTGTAGCCGAATGTGTTATCCCTGTACTTAATGAAAAGACCGAAAGCGAATACCGAAAGAATCACAAGCATAATTTTACTGTTTGGCATAGTGTTGAACACGGAACTTGGAGCGGTTGGTGGATTCTTGGTCGCGGTTACTCTATTCTAAAGCGTGAAGTAAGCGAAAGTTTCAAGAACGTTATCTATAACTACAAGCGCACAAATAAAGTTGTGGCAAAAACAAGTAGCGAATTGGATGGTGATGGTTTTTGGAACAAATTTTGCTAAGATTTCTATTTTGCAAAACATATATATAGCAGCAGTTAATGGGAAATACAGGAATATATAAGTGGACTAATAAAGAAACAGGAAATGTTTATATTGGTCAAGCAAAAGACTTAAAACAAAGAATGAGGAGTTTTCTTCGTTTTAATAGTCGGTATGCTGGTTGTAAAATTGACGAGGAAAGGAAGAAATATCCATCTTTAATGTATTGGGATTATGTTGTTCTTGAATTTTGTGAAGAAAGTCAACTTGATTCACTTGAAAAGAAATATATCAATGAATATCCTAATGCTCTTAATATTATGTTATTACAAAAACCAAAAAAAGAAAAAAAGAATAGGATAAAAATAAGGAAAGGCAAGAGACAAAATGAAAAATTAGAATTAAACTTTCAATCGCTTTACAAAATTTACAAAAAAAAGTTGGATTATGTTTTGAATGGTGAAAACGGTTGTTTCGGCAAGGAAAGTTTAAAACAACTGATAGATATTATACATAATGAGGCAAACAAAATAGAATACAATCTTAGTGGTTTATGTGAATTAAATAATGAATGGTTTATATACGACACAGTTTGTGTAAAGGTGGATGATTTGGTTTGGGATAAACTTATAGGTAATTCTTTTAATCTCAGTGTATTACATGTAGGTGTTGCAAATATATACGACAGAAATTTAAAAAAACCTCTTGAAATTAGATTTAAAGAAGAGACAATAGATTTATCTACCTATATTTTTCTTTCATCTTTCAATAAAAAAGAATTATATGTAAATACTTTATTTTTCTTTCTCACAAGAAAATACATAATATAAAATAGTCAAATATTTATGGAAGAGTTTAGAAGACTTAAAGCAAACAAAATTTGGAATCGAAAGACTTTCAAGAAACTATTTAAGTTTGGTAATTTGCGAATTTATATCACATGGAATTTGCGACTTAAAGCAAGAAACAAACGTGATGATATTTTTGGTTGCTTAAAGACTCCGCAACTACGGCGCAAATTATGGGAACGTGAGGAAGGCAAATGCGAAAGATGCGGCAAAGAAATTGATTACAATGTCTGCGAATTACACCATGTTCTACCTCTTGCGAGGTTCAAAGAATTTGCCGATGATATAAACAACATGCAATGCCTTTGCCATGATTGTCACAAAGATATTCATTGTAACCCGTTTTTGGAGGCAAAACTTATTCGTGAACGTTGTAACAAATTAGGACTTAAACTTGAAGATTATTATGGAAATACATCTAAAGATTAAAGATGTCGTAGGGCAAGACGAAAAAGGACGGCATATATTTCTTGTTAATAACGAGGATTTGCGTGATTGTATATTGGAACGAAAAGACTGGGTATTGCAAGAAATTGTTAAAGAACACTTGCTAAAGCAACCAAAGGCAATTGCAATGATACTTGACGATAACGACATTCGCAATACTATCTACATGCAAGAAAAAGCAAGACGCGAGGAAAAATCCGAAAAACGCGAGCGACACCATCAATTCGAGATAGAGAAAAGACGTAGGCAAGAAGCTCATAAAGCAAGCATAGCCACACGTAAAGCACTCAACTTTTATCGTGACATTTTAGGTATTGACGAAAACGAAGAATAATATGGATGACGGCATGAAACTTTATCGTCAAATGCTTGCAACCGCAAATAGTGTAAATGAACTATTGCAAGGAAATGACGAATTTAACATGATAAGCCGCGATACAGCCGCTAAAATACTTGCGGTGGTATATATGCAAGGTGGTGACGAAAGAATGGTTCTGTCGCCAAAATTAAAGGCCGATTGCGACTATATTCAAGAACGCTATCACGTACAAGGCGGCGAGGTACCTGACGAAACTATAATTGAATACATACAACATTACGTTAGTACACTTGAACAACACATTAAGGATCACGACGACTGGCCGCAATGGGTGTATGATTTCTTTATGCAAAGATATAATTTTAAACTATATAAACCGTAAGTTATGAACTATACGATTTTTACCGACGGCGCATATTCACAAAAGAACGATGAAGGCGCATTTGCATTTGTCATCGTCAAAGATAATGTTGAAATCATGCGCAAGGCTTACAAGATTAGCAAGGAATCAAACAACCGAGCGGAATTGAAAGCCATTATTGCTGCGGTACACAAATTGCCGCAAGATGCTACAAGGGTGCAAATCATTTCAGACTCGATGTATGCACTTAACACACTAAATGGTAATTGGAATCGCAATGCCAACTTGGATTTGTTCGATGCGTGGGATAAGGTGCTGGCAAAACGCGAGTGCCTTGACATCGAATTTCTTTGGGTCAAAGGTTATAGCGGCGACTTTTACAATGAACTTTGCGATAGCCTTTGCACAAGTGCTATGGGGTATGACGCAAACAAAGAATTTGAAAAATACAAAAAGATTTAAGTTATGGCTAAAATGACTAAAGAAGAAGAAGATTTATTGTTAAAAGACCTTTGTGCAAGGTTGCCTTATGGGGTTAGAATAATGTTCACTTCCAATGGCTTTCGTTGGGATTATGAGCAAACTCTTAAAGAAATAAGGCAGTGTGACGATGGTGAATGGGCTATAAATGGTTGGGGTATTCACGGTATCAAACCATACCTTCGTCCAATGTCAAGTATGACTGATGAAGAAGAGGAGGAGTATAATAACCTTAATGGATATGAAAAAGGTGTATTTCCTTGTACGGAAGAAGCCTTTGATTGGCTTAATGCTCATCATTTTGACTATCGGAGACTTATATACAAAAGGCTTGCAATTGTTGCACCTGATGGTATGTATAAACTTTAAATATTGAGTTATGAAGAAAAAGTTTCGTTATTACTTGCCTATCATTAGCGGAGATAAAATCGCTAAGATTGTGGCCGTGCTTTGTATCGTTGATGCCATCGTTCATTATTGGTACGGCGATATTGATAAAGCATCGTTCTGGTTGATTTGTGGCATGTTCAACTATCTTTGCTATAAGTTATGACTACCACAAGATATGTGTGTATTAATGATAGTTGCTACTTGTTGTAGTAATAATTATAATGCTTGCGTACAAAACATTTTAAATTAATACAAATTATGAAACAAGAAGAAAAAGCAAAAGCCTATGACGAGGCTATTAAACTGGCAAGAGAAGGAGGAATAACTATGACTAACAAGAGAATTGATATTTTCAAGGTTGAAGAGTTTCTTATAGATAACCTCAAAGAGTTACCTATGGGCAATGGTAATTATAAGATAAAAGCAGAGTGTTCTCTGACTGAGTTTCTTGAGAAGTTTGAAAAAGCAATGGAGATGTAAATATATGGAATGGAATTTTATTCTTATGATTGTGTGGTCATTGTGTTATATATCTTGGAAAATATACCTATATTCAACATCAATAACTATTACATATACTAAACCTTCTACAGGGAAAGTGTGCGATTTTAAACGTTGGAAAAGTAGAATTAAATACTACATAAAATGGTATTTCAAGTGGTATGGATTTAAACATTTCAGAATCATTCTTTTTATTTGGATGGTTTATGGCGGATTTTTTATATGGTAACAAATCAATAATAAGTTATGAAACTGATAGACAAAGACGCTTTAGTAGCGGAGATAAACACGCGAATAATGGAAGCACCAATAGACTGCTATGGGCATCAAAGAGTGTGGGCTTATAATGACGTAAAAAGCATCCTCGACAACCTTGAAGTGGAAGAGGATGTAGATGCAGAGATTGTTGAAGTCGAAGATAGCAGCAATTCGATATATGCTTATACTCATCTTGAAATTTGCACAGATGAAGATTTAAGTAAAATATGTAAGGTTGGAGATAAAGCGAAAGTAATAATCATCAAACAAAAATAGTTATGAAAGTGATGCGATGTAAGAAACTTAGAGGTAGAGAAGTGCCACGTAGTTGTCATGTTCTCAATGGAAGAAAAAACTATTGTAAAGATTTATTTGTTGAAGTCAAAAAAATAAATAATAAACAACAAACGGATATGGAAAAATTAAAACAAGTAAATGCGGGCTATGAGTTTAACAAAGAAGGCTATGGTTGGTCAGAAAACGTTATTACAGATGAAAGCGTGTTGGCTGTTCTTGAAATGCGATACAACATTCAGATTGCAATTGCCATCGAATATAAAGAGGGCGGCGAAACGAAGTCAATCCGCATCGTTACAACAGACAGAAAACATTATAAACTATATTTGTAAGAATATTAAAGTATGAAAAAGAAATTTAGATTTTACATTCCAATCATCAAACGAGAACATTTAGATTGGATTTGCACATTCCTTTGCTTTATGATTGCCTTGGTGTTACATTTCTTCGGCAACGACGATAAGGCTACGTTCTACATGGCTATGGCTATATTCTTTAAGGTGTGGAGATAATAAAATGTTAAAGTTGTGTTAAATACTAAAGAATTTTTTGAAATATGAAAAGTTTATTGTAAATTTGCATCATGTTTTTAGGTGAATAAATTTGTTTTAGTATTTGGTTTTAGGTTATTAATGAATGTTGAAAATTGGATTTTATTTCATAACAAAGTAACTTTGCGAAAAGCGAAATGAGAAATCTTTTTAAAGTTAAACATTTAAAAGAAAGATTCGAGCGTGGTGTTTGTGAAAATGGTACACGCTTTAAAAAATGTCGGTTCGTATAACGGTTAGTACAAAAGATTTTATTCTTTGAATATGGTTTCGACTACCATACCGACTACAAAAAAAGAACGAAACATAAAGAAAGTATGTTGGATAAGAATATAGTTTTACTTGAAGGGCTTATCGGTGATGACGCTAAGTTTGGACGGACGCAAGAGGGGAAGGAATATTTCACTTTTTCACTTTGCGTTAATTCTTTCTTGAAAGAAATGGCCGATGATACCGAAAGGACACATTCACAAGCCTTTATACGTATATTCGTATATGACAAGAAGCAATTGGAATATTTGCGCAAAGTAAACGCATATCGCGGACAACGTGCAAGCGTATTTGGCCGTTTATCGTCTTTCAAAAATGAATATAAGGGCAATACTTTCGTCACACTAAATGTAATTTGCAGAGATTTATCAATAGTTCAAACAAAGGCTTTCAAGGAAAAGAAAATCAAAGTTGAACAAAATAATAAAGAAAACAACGAAGATGGAGAAACCAAAAACAATAAGAATTTATCTTAGCTTGCCTATATCGGGCTATGATTTACAAGAACGTATTGATACCGCTATGCAAATGGAAGTAAAATTACGCTGTCTTGGTTATGACGTATTCAATCCGCTTGGTAATGGTTGGTGTAAAGGTCTATCAACGTATGAATACATGAAAGCAGACATAAAGGCGTTACTTGATTGTGACGGCGTATTGTTCATGCAAGGATTTAATCGCAGCGCAGGTTGCCACACTGAATTATGTGTTGCAATGGCTTGTGGGTTAGACGTAATGTTTGAAGGTATCAGCGATATTAAGTTATAAATCAAAATCAATTTTTATGGAAGATTACAAAAACGAAATTGCCGTTACCCGTGTCGGTTCACTTGGTTCATCGGACGGTCGTATGTTGGCGCAAATCGCAAGCCTTGGACTTGTTCCACATTCCGCTTTGAAACGTCTTGCCGTATGCAAGGGATTGATACCACAAACGGAAATTCCTAAGACGACAGCAATACAAGCAGGCGATGACCTTGAAATGTTGGTGTATAAACACCTTATGGCGAGTGACTCTCGTTACGAAAGTAATCCTTTATGGGTGTCGGAAAAGTATTCTCGTAAGAACGTTCGTCTTATTTCACACCCAGATATTGTCTTGAAGGACGATGCGCAAAAAACGTTGTTCGTTTATGAAGTAAAGACTACAAAGTTTAGTTACGAGGAAACAAAGGCTACGTATCGCCCGCAATTATTCATTCATTTCTTGCTTGGTAACGAAACGGCAAAGTCATACGGTGATGATTGGAAAGTGAAAGTGTTCTTGGTGCACTATTCTACCGATGGGCTTGACTTAACAGATGGTATAACGTTTGACCCAGCACGCCTTACCGTAAAATCAGTAGGCTTTAACAACCCCGTGTTTGACATCAAAAAAGCAATGGACATTGTGAATACTTTCTTAGAGGACTTTACGGAATACTACGATGGAGATGAAATTGACGCAGACCTATTGCCAGCAAAGGTAAAAGATGAATTTGAAACCATTACTAACGTACTTGCAGAAATCAAGGAACGAGAAACCAAAGTGGAAGAATTTAAGGCGCGTCTGTTTGATTTTATGTCTTCACATGACATCAAAAGTGTAAAAAACGATGCTTGGTCTATAACGAGGGTTGACCCAGTAGAAAGCCGACAATTTGATTCTAAAGCCTTTTTACAGGATTATGCCACCAAACACCCACGCGCATATAAAAAGCTTGTTAGAAGCTTTGAAAAGGTGGTTAAACGCAAAGGCTCGGTACAGATTAGATTAAAAGGCAAGAAAGATTAATATATTAACGTTTAAAATTATATATTTATGACAAACGAATTACAAACAATGGATGAGCAACACGTAGAAGTGATGCAAGTAAACAACGCCGAGTCTTTAGCAGCATTGACTCGTAGTGAGATTGACGTACAAATTGCGACAGCAAAGCAATATCCCCGAAACCTTGCAAGGGTTCTTGGGAATATTGAAACGCTCGCAACGATGGATGAAGAAGTTGCTGGTAGTTGTTTCTACACACTACGCAGGCAAGGTAAGGTTATTGAAGGCCCGAGTGTTCGTATGGCTGAAATAATTGCATCATCTTGGGGTAATCTTCGTGTACAAGCACGTATTATCGGCAATGATGGCAAAATGATTACCGCGCAAGGTGTATGTCACGACCTTGAAAGCAACTATGCCGTATCATCAGAGGTTAAACGTCGTATCACTGATAAACAGGGTAGAACATTTTCCGAAGACATGCAGGTTGTAACAGGAAATGCTGCTTGCGCTATTGCAATGCGTAATGCCTTGTTTAAGGTTGTACCTGCTGCATTGGTTAAGAAAGTTATCGACAAGGCAAAGAAAGTGTCTCTTGGAGAATCTATGACGCTTGAAACAAGCCGCGTGAAGATGCTGCAATATTTCAAAACTATCGGTGTAGAGGAAAAACAAATTCTTGATTATCTGTCAATAGAAAAAGTTGAAGAGATTAATATTGACATGTTAGTAGAACTTCGCGGGCTTGTCAATGCTATAAAGGAGGGCACTACAACTGCAAAAGAGGCTTTTGAACCAAAGGTTGACGCACAGAAAGCGGCAAAGGTGGCACAGAAGTTTGCTGATTTCGACAATGTGACGAACTAAAATAAGTAATAATCGGACAATACGGTATATATGAGTTGCGGAAAAGATTATCTACATTCACACAGTGGTCTTGAAAGGGAACTACGTTTCCCCAAGCACATTGTGTTGGTTGATGAAAAGTACGGACATCTTTTTAAGAAATCAATACCTTTTAAACATGGTGATATTATGTATTACAAGGTGCCCACTATTGATTTGGTAAAGAAAGGTGGTGTATTTAAAAACTTATCAGAATAAAAAACTATGATATGAATAAACGAATTTCTTTCAAGATTGATTGTGACTTTGATGTTTACTTTTGGCATTTAATACCGTCAATAAACTTAAACTTTCATTCACAAGAAATCGAATTTGAATGGCTTTGCCTTGGTGTTTATATATCAAAAATCAAGTAAAATGCTCAAAGAAAACTTTGAAATTGTCGGTGGTGTGGAAATCGCTGCCGACATCCAAAAACGAATAAAGACAACTGGTGTTCGTGGATTATCATTGGAAAAAGCACAAGAATTAGGCGTGTTCCAACGTATCGCTAATATGCTTAGTGTAACACATGCAAGCATTATGGCCGCTTACCGTGTCTATGGTGACGTGGATTATCTTATCGACCAATTAAACGCTCGTAAGAACGAAATAGCACGTGAAATGAATATGTTTGACAATGCTTTCGAACGCTTTGTTAAGTTTTGGACGAGATATTACGCTAACGGTAAATCGAGCAAAGAGGTAAACAACGAAATCGAAAACTTGTATCACCGTATTATGGAATGGATGCAAATGCCAGAAAATTGGCAATTCGGTGAACCGCAACGGACGGAGTGTGAAAAAGATTTTGCTATCAAGATTGATATGTCCGACGACCGTGTTTTTACGTTCTATAAAGCCGAACTAAATCACGAAATGGTAGATAGCAAGGAAACATGGGGTGTCTTTTGTTATGACCCAAAGACGAATAAACAAACAAGCGTGAATACCAATATGGATAAGGCAAGCGCAATGATGGTTGCAAAGCGACTTTCTGTTGAAAATCCCGATTGTATCTATTCCGCAAGTATTATCCGTGATGTGGTGGAAAAACGTACCGAAGTTGTGCCGTTCAAGGCTTTCCGTAATAACGAAACGGTAGGCAAACTAATCAACGTGTCAAAGTAGAAAAACAAAATATATGGCAGGAGTAGGAAGTAAATTAGCATGGGCAGAAGAACATCATGCCGTCGCACAAGCTGCAAAAGTTGCGGCAAAGAAATGTGTGGAAATGGAACATGAACGTATAAAGCAAGGTTGGCGGTGGATAAAGGTTGGCACACATTCTAAAATCCTTGTACCTTGTGACGAGAAAGGTAATCCTACGCAAGACGGATTGCAACGAATAGAAAGAATGAAACAAAGCTTAGGTATTAAATAAATATGAAAGAAATCATTTGTAGCGCAGAATTTCAATCTGGTTGGGAATGGGCAAAACGCGCCGCACTGAAAACCGTAGGATTAAAGCCAAAAACGAAAGAACCAACAAATGAATGGAAAAAGAAAATGTTACTTGCGGAACATTCACCTATACGGAACGTTATCTATTACGTTTCTATATGGAATATCCGTCAATGGGTAACAACGCATTTGGTACGTCATTGGCTTGGTTTTATACCGTTTGTGCATACACAACGTGAAGATAGACGTGTTCTTGAAGTACCACGTGACGAATTACCACAAGGAGCACTAAACGATATGGATATAAGCATAAATGCACAATCACTTATCAACGTATCACGAAAGCGTTTGTGTAATTGTGCATCAAAAGAAACGAGGGAAGCATGGATAGGTGTAAAAAAAGCGATAGAAAAGATTGACCCCATTATGGCAGAACAAATGCAACCCAATTGTATCTATCGTGGTTTTTGCCCCGAATTAAATTCTTGTGGATTTGCGAAAACTGAAGCATTCAAGAAATTGCTTGATGAATACCGTAAAGTGTAACATTAACACAAAACTTTAAATATGTTAAACTTTCGTTTATAATTTTGCGTATTTCAAAAGTTGTTTGTATCTTTGCATCAAAATTTTTATTTTAAAACAAGAAAAGTTATGGTGAATTTTGAACAAGAAATTTTGGCTTACCTTTCATTGCCCGCAATACCCAAAAAAGAATGGGATAAGGAAAGCGCATTTGACAAAGGTGTTGCCGTTGTAGAATTACAGACAGAGCGTGAGGGATATGCCGTTGCGACATTTAACCCCGAAAGGGGCGATACTAAGCCACGTGTTACTAAGGTTTTCGGTAGTGAACCGTTCGGTGAAATCAAGCGAGTCTATGTTGTACCAGACTATATGGAAACCGACATGCGAAATGCCGACCTTGATGACGCATCAAAGAAGAAAGCCGAGGAAATTATCAACGAGGGAAACGAAATCGCAAATGACGAAACAAAAACAGATACGTTACCCAACCCCCAAAACGAATATTCGTTTGATTTTATACACAACGACGAAGAAGCCATTGCGTATATTGAGGCATACAACAAGAAAAACAAGATTTCGGGTCGTGTTCCACAAAAGCATGATGCAATAGTGATGCGATTGGCGGTCATCTATGCCGACGAAAACAAGCCTATCGAGAAATAATTAAGTAAAGTTGGCATGGATTACGAATATCATAAGTTAAAAGCACAGTTGGCGATATTAAAAGACGTATTAAAAACATATCCAACATCAAGTATATCCAACATCATAGCGCAAATATCTGAACGCATTAAAGAAATTGAAAAGAAAAACGATTAAAATTTTGTCATTTCAATTCTTTTTTGTAACTTTGCAAAGTAGGATAGACGGAGGTAATTGACCGTCGATAAGGGTAATCCAACAACCTTTCCTACCTTGCATTTGTTGGAATCATTTAATAGTTGGAAATTATGCCTAAAAAGTTGACTCAAGAAGAATTTATTGCCCGTGCAAAGCAAGTGCATGGCGACAAGTATGACTACTCTAAAGTTGAATACGTAAATAGTGATACAAAAGTAACGATTATTTGTCCTATTCACGGAGTATTTAAACAAACGCCGTATCTCCACTATAAAGTTGGTTGTGGATGCCCATCGTGCGGAATAAACACTACCGCGCAAAAAAGGGCTATTGGAACAAAAAAATTTATAGAAAAAGCACTTATTGTTCACGGTAATAAATATGGATATTCAAAAGTAGATTATAAAACGAAAAAAGATAAGGTGTGTATAACGTGTCCTATTCATGGAGATTTTTGGCAAGAACCATATAGTCATTTGCATGGCAGTGGTTGCCCTATGTGTAAAGGCGAACTTTTGACAAAACGTCAAACAAAAACAACTGATGATTTTATAAAAGAAGCAAACGACGTTCACGGTGTTGGCACATACGATTACAAGTTAGTAAAATATACAGACGGTCATGCCAAAGTGGATATTATTTGCCCTAAACACGGAATTTTTTCGCAAATGGCGTATTCACATTTGCAAGGTGTTGGGTGTCCGCATTGTTGTTGCTCGAAAGGTGAAAATAAAATATCAATTTTTCTTGACGCATGTAATGTGGATTACATAAGGCAATACAAAATAACCACTAACGACTTGTTTTGTGAAACAAAATCCTTCTTCGTTGATTTTTATATCCCTAAATATAATTGCTTTATCGAATTTAACGGTATGCAACATTATACACCAATTCGTCATTTTGGCGGGGAACGCAAATTTAAAAAGCAACAAGAAAGGGATTTGGTGTTGCGTCAATATTGCGAACGGCATAAGATAAAACTTATCGAAATTTCTTATTTGGATTACGATAATATAGAAACAATACTAAGCAAAGAATTAAAAATTCATAAAAAGAAACCTTGATATTTGGCATATATAAAATAAAACATTATCTTTGCATTGTCAATTAACAAAATATACATAGATTATGGAAGAAAAAAAATTAACAAAAGGTCAACTTGAAAGAAGGCTAAAAAACGCCTTACTTCACATTGATAAAACAAGTGACACAAAAAGCATTTATTTTGACGATAAGGGGCTTAGATTGACCGTAACAAGTGATTATGCCATCATCGGTACATTATTCCACCGTCACGTATTCAATGCGCTTACATCAAGCGGAATTAGCCGTCCATATCTTTACACAAAGAACTTTATCGACATCGTTTTGAAAAACGAAAACGATATTATTGTGAAAGACGAAAAATGCAATGTTAGACGGTCGTATGCGAAACTTTTTGCTTTATTGAAAGAGCAAGAAAACAAATCGGATTATAACATTTGTTGGTTTTACGACCTTTGGCTTACGAACATCTTTAGCCCATTGTACGGAATAGGCGAAACCGAAAGCGAGGCTTTCCTCGTCTATGAGCGTTATCTACGGAACGTTGCCCGTAACCAAGTGATTCTTTCCGAAAAGGTGAACGGCATGACCAATAAGCAATTCATCAAGGAAACGGATGATTTGGTTGCAAAGTACATCGGTGACATGAAAGAAACGGAAATATTTAAGCCAATGACTGATGACGAAAAGGTAAAAGCAGAGGTTGAGGCACTTAGCGAACATCAAGCAAACGAAACGATGGAGGAACAAGCAAATGGAGAATAGTGAAAACACCGAATGGATTAGCATATCTACACTTGCCGAACGTTTGGGAGTCACCAAGCAAACGATTTACAACCGTGTCAAGCAAGGTGTGTACCCGACAAAGGAATTTAAGCGTGGTACGATGCGTGGTGTGCTTATCCAAGTAGCAAAATCAACTAATATTGAAAGTAATGATGGAAAAGTCGAGTAGTGTGGCAAAAACAATGTTGCGCAAGAAATGGGAAGATGCTTGTAATGGCTATCTCCTTGAACTCTTGAACAACTGGGGTTTAGATGCGTCCTATGGGTACTGGATAGCCGACGAAATAGGCGGCACTTACGCTTATGGTGACTACATTTTCATCAACATGGACGATATTGTGTATTGCGTTGAAAACGATATTCAAGAAACAGAATACGTTGAAAACCAAGATTACAACGTCCGTGCAGAAGAATTTGGGTTTAACCTTATAAACTTACAATCGTGGCACAAGGGAGCACCGCGTGTTCCTGACGAAACATTCAAGAAGTTAGAGAAAATGAAACGCGACCTTGCTGATGCGATAAATCAAGAAAAGGAAAACCAAAAGAAAGGTAAACCGCAAAATCCGTTCTAACGTATGCCTACCACAACAAGGAAACCGAAAAGAAAGGCCACAACAAGGGCTAAAAAGCAAAAAGGTAAGGTAGTTGTCAAGGAAAGCACTAAATTGCGTTCTAAAGGCACAAAAGGTGACAGCGTGAACGCGTTACCTATTGCACCAGCAAGGGTATATCCCGAAAATGCGGTACACTTTAAGGTAAAGATACGAAAGAAATGAAAAATTCTTTTGTTACTAATACAAGAATAGCACTAATAAGAATTGGTAAGATAGCACCGTTTCTTGTTTGTGCTATTATTGCTTTGTCGTATATTGAAAGTATTTATGCACTTGCGACAAATGATTACGTTATGTTTGATAACGGCACGTATCTAAACAAACCTATTTCATGGTATATTGGCAATTACTTTAAGTATGATATTGCAACCGTGTTTATATTATCTGTATTGTCTATTTCTGTTGAAACGTGCTTATATAACAAAATGGCTTGCGCCTATTTAGGTGTAAACCTTATCGAAAAGTCCTATTTCGACTTTGAAATGGATTTGTGGCCAATATACATCATTTGTACGGTGAACATTATCATTTCAACGTTCATAATATACAAAGGTGTTAAAAACGTGTTAAAATAGGTTTATTTATTTGGAATATTCAAAGTTTATTCGTAACTTTGCCGAAAATTAAAAACAAAGCGTATGAAAAAGATTATCCTATTAGCACTTACCACATTGGTGATAGTGGGATGTAATATGGCAATGGATGGATTGGACATAGTAAATGGCTCTAAGTTTATTGTTAAATCAAAAACAAAAGAGAAACAAACTTATAGATATCGTCTGATAGAAGTAGGTGATTCATGGTATGGTTACCATTATAGAGATACAACAAATTTTGAGGTGGGTGATACTTTAACAATAACTGTCGTTTCTGTAAAGAGCACAGACAAAAGGAACTGAAAGAGTTGGTTGAACAATTAAAGGAAAAATGAAAATGGCGACAAAAGAAGAAATATTAAGTACATTTGTTAGCAAAGAAGGAGCTTGGTGGGCTTATAAAGAGGGCATACAAATAGGTTATAATGAAGCATTTAATTCTCTGAGAAATCAGGCTGCTATTGCTGCTATGCAAGGTCTTTTGTGTGCTCCATCTTATGAAGCAGACAGAAGTAAACTGAATATGATAGCAAAGGATGCAAGAAGTATAGCTGATGCACTTATCGAAGAACTTAAAAAGAAATAACTATGGCAACAATTAAAAGTTATACGGATATAGAACAAAGTCGTGAGTTGGCTGAGATTCTTCCACTTGAAAGCGCGGATATGTGTTATAAATATGTTTTACCTAAATCAGGTAAAATAAGGTACATTCCCGAAATTGAAAACCCGATAAATGCACTTGAATGGTACAATAAAGGATATACAAGATTCGGAAAAGAGCCTTTATCCTTGAAAGAATATTGTATTCCTTGTTGGTCTCTTGCTGCATTGCTTGATGCTTTGCCTTTAGAAATTGAGACACATAAACAAACGGATGGAAATAAAATATACTATTATGTGGAATCATATA